ATATTCAACCAGGGAATTGACCACCGAATTTGTCACTGTATCAACATGAGTTCCTCCTTTGCTAGTCCAAATTCCGTTTACGAAGGAAACTTGGAGAAAGCGATCGACTGGCGACCGAGCGACGACAATTTGCCAGCGATCATTTGGAGCTTCAAAGATAATCGGGTTACATCCGTACGCTTTGGCATAGTCTACAAGGCTTCGACATTTGATATGTTGACCATTCCAAGTAACACGAACATCTTTTCCTACCGTCATAGCCAGATCATATACCCGTCGTTCGATTACTCGAACCATCTCTTCGGGTATACATACCCCACCAACATTACTATTGCTTGCAAACCCGAATCGACTGAAATCTGGTTCCCACTTAATATGGACGCACGATTTCTGTTTCGAACTACGAATTTTCGGAGTAGAAATATTAGTCATGTTGTCAGAAAAGGTTTGGGTATATACCAGCCCTCGAACCGAATCTACGATCCGAATATCCAGTTGTTTTGCAAATATATTTACCAATTTAACACCATAACCATTCTTTCCACCTACCAGTTTCTTCTCCTCTTTGTCATAGTTGGTAGATGTTAACAATTCTCCGAAGATCATTTGGGGAATATACATGTCGTAATCAGGATGTTTTGCAACATCTATAGATTCACCATCATTCTCAATTTCAAATGTTCGTCCATCACAAGAAATATCAATATGTTTCACAGGATTACTTGATTTGCGTTGCGTTAACCGAATGACATGATCATGTGCATTGACAATGAGTTCATCGATAAGTTTGAAGAATCCTGGATTCATCTGGATTTTTTGAAGTTCAAATGTTCCGTCCGATGTATGTAAGTATACTTCTTCTTCGCTGTTTTCGATAGATCCAATGTAAGTATCAGGTAAAGATAATATATGTTCACGATGACTTTGTTTTCGATAAATAGTTGCTAAATCTTCCATAATGATATGCATGAGTGTATTTGTCTGAAAATTCGTTTTTTAGAATAGCTTTCACTGTAGAAACAATTAAATGAATAAATGCCCCCTAAGAAGAACTTACCTGAAGCGCCTGTAATTTTTACCTTCAAGCTTCCTGTGGAAGAAAATATCCCGACTCCGGCTGATGCAACAACAAATTACTCGGATATTCTTCAATCTGTAGAAATATCCCATGTTGCAGAACGGTTTAGTCATGACATTATGAAAGACATATTGGCACGAACAAAAACACCAACTTATTCGCCTTCTACGGCCTGTTTTTGGTGCTGTCATTCTTTTACTTGGAAGCCCTCTGTTCTTCCGATATCTTATGATGCGTATGAAAACATATATACATGTGAAGGTCACTTTTGTTCACCTGAATGCGCACTATCCTATTTATATGTAGAACCTAATATGTCCGATGTTACTCGATGGACTAGGCATGCTTTATTATCTGACTTATATCGCATGTTGTATACAACCCGTGACTTAATCCCTGCTCCACCTCGTGCAACTTTACGTTTATTTGGTGGGCCTTTGAGTATTGAGCAGTTTCGTGAACAAACTTCTTTTCATGATGAAATGATAGCTGTTCATCTTCCTCCATTACGATTACATTTGCCAAATATGAATATACAAGGGCCAACACGAGATGTTAAGAAATTTGTAGCCTTATCGCAAGAAACTGTAGAAAAGGCCTCCAAGGAACTTCGTCTAAAACGCTCAAAACCAGTGCATACAAATGTTCCTACATTTGATAAATGTATATTTGGAACAAATCCATAACCATTTTAATAAGATAACTGTTAATCAATTATGAACTCATTTAATGATTTACTAAAAACACAAATGATTCTATCTTTGGGACAGTCTAGAAATGCGTTATATAATATTTTTGCTTTAAATATGTTTGACATAGGCATACGAACATTTCCACAGTGGTCGGATTGGTTACGTATATCGTGTTGTCTACGAAAGAAAAGATTAATCAAAGAACCTAAAGCCTCCATTACATGTGAACGATCATCTGGTCATCAAACAAATCGTAGTGTGCCCACAGGTTATCAAACAAGAATGGATGCTGTTGTTCAACATGTGACTACTCTTCCAAATATGTCTAATTTGTTATCTATTACCAACCATGATTATTTACCTAATGATTTTGAACCTGTAGTTATTGAAAATGATATCTACTTTGAGCTTCTGGATATGAAAACTCATGATGGTCAAATTGATTACATACAATTTAAATTATTTTGCTATGAACATGATGTACAGTACATTCAGACATTTATGGATAATTGTACTACTGATTATGAAAGAAAAATGCTAAATAAACTAGGAAATCATCGGTATTACTTTGATCAAGTAGTACAATCGAAGGTTAAGGGTTCTATGCAAAATGTTATACCTACTACTCATCTTTTATACACAAAAACTAAATTTGTAACAAATCGTACATTTGAAAATGTATTTTTTGAAGAACGAAATGAGGTTGAGCACAGAACAAAATTCTTTTTGGAAAACCGTGCGTGGTATGATAAAAAGGGTATACCTTATACATTAGGATTTATGTTTCATGGGTCGCCTGGATGTGGAAAGACATCTACTGTAAAATCGGTGGCCAATGTAGCTAAGAGACATATTATCAATATTCAACTTTCAGAGATAAAGACAAAGACGCAATTGCAGCACCTTTTTTTCAATGATGAAATTCATGTATATAATGGAACAAATACGGAAAAATATACAATACCCGTATCTGAACGATTATATGTAATTGAAGATATTGATGCTATGGGTGATACAGTTTTACGACGCGAATGGAAGAAACCAGAAACTTCTGTACCTAAACGCGAAGAAGATGCCTGGTTAGAACGGCAAAAGGAATCTGAAAAGGAAACAATTGATTTGTCCTTTATTCTAAACTTGTTAGATGGAACTTTAGAATCAAATGGGCGCATCTTGATTATTACTACAAACTTTCCTGAGCGCATTGATAGTGCACTTATTCGACCTGGACGTATCGATATGATTATTAATTTTAAGAAATGCAATCGACAAGTTTTAAAAGAAATGATGAGCTCCTTCTACGATAAAGAAATTGAAATACCTGATGATTCTTCATTAGATTATAAGTGGTCTCCTGCTGAAGTAAATCAAATTCTTTTTCGAAATTTTTCGAATTCAGAAAATGCATTACGAGAACTCCAAGAAGAGAACAAAAATGGATTCTTTTTAAGCAATGAAATAGAAGCATAGAATGTTAGATTCTTCTATTCGAGTAAAAATTTGTTTCTTAATGGACTGCACTGCGTCAATGCAGCCCTGGATTAAAAGTGCGGCACAGCATATCCGTACGATTATTTATGAAATGGAACGTAAATATACAAATTCTGAATTTGAGGTAGGCTTTATAGGTTACCGTGATTATGGCGACGAAGAACAATTTGTTATACATAACTTCACAACTTCGGAAAAAATTGAACGGTTTATTGATCAAGTAGCAGCAAAAGGTGGATTTGATCAAGCTGAAGATGTGGCTTGGGCATTAGACAAAGTGCGAACGGCTATTGATTGGCATAATAGTGATATTCGTCTTGTTTACCATATAGCGGATTCGCCTGCACATGGATTACGATACCACGATGAAAAAATAACCGATCGATTTCCTGGTGGAGACCCAGATGGGTTAGATCCAACAGAACCTTTAGCATGGATTTCAGACAATCGAATGTATTATACATTCGTTCGTATAACAAATACCACAGAGAAGATGATACGAATATTTAGCAATGTGTATAATGAAGATCGGTTTAATGTAATTAATTTATCTACCCGAGGTACGAATGGTTTTCGCGAAAGTATCACATCGAATTTAGATACTACACTTACTCAATACATTTCGTCGCAAGATCTAGAAGTAGATTAGTATATCCCCAAATACAACTCTTATTATTGTCCGATAAAGTACTCCAATGATCCTTCATTTTCGAAATGATCATTCCCAGCGCGTCATCATCACCATATTCTGTAAAATTATAATCTATGAAGAAACGTTCGTCACGCGCACGCAACGTTTTTTCAAATGGAGTCACATGAATCAAAACCTGTTCTGGTACCAGTTTAGGATTTGTTTTTTGAAGTAAAACAAGACCGGTTTTATAGGCCGGAAAATCAGAGTCATTTGGAAATACAGCAATTAATTGGTCCAAAAAATCAGAAAATTGGTTGTAAAATGCATCCAGAAAGATTTTACGGGACATGTGTTATATTTATTGTCGGCTTATTCCTTTAAACTCCGTCTCCCTTACCTTTTTGTACTGTTCTAATCGCGAAGAAATATCATCATTGCGACCTTGTTTTTGCCCATCAAAACTCTGTTTTGTTTGTGGCTCGGGGGGCGCAGGTGTATTTACAGCCCCTCCTAAAAAGGAATATTGCAGCTGGTCATCTGTCGTAAATCGAGTAGGTGTATCCCAGCTCGAGTAAGATTCTGTTAAATTACTAGAGCCTGCGAAAGACCACGCTTGATATTCTCCCGATGCCTTGGGATTTTGAGCAGGAGTACTTGTCGGTATTTCTCGACGAGATACTACAGGTTTCGCAATATAGGAATAGATATCCTTACCTGTGTAGATATCTTTGGATTCTGGAATATATAATGTAGGAACAGCCTTAAGAAAAGCAGGAAGCTCATGCCGCTGTTTCCCGTCGATATAGTACATTCGACATAAACTATCCTTATTGAGCTGCTTGAGTGTATCCAGAATTTTTGCACAATTTGAATCTTTTGAGTGAACGAATAAAATAGGTTGGTTGTTCATTGATGGTTTGTCCGATAAAAAACGGAAATACAATAACGAGAGAACATATAAGCAAGTATGCAGCCTGAAACAATTAAATATTCTATGAAAGGGTATCGCCTTGACTGTGAATTCAAAGACGTGCCTATTGCCTTTGTGAATGCCTTGCGGCGTATTCTTCTCCATGAAATGAAAGTTGTTGCCATTCGGAATGTAGAAATTGTAGAAAATAACACGAACATGACCAATGAAATGATTAAACATCGTGTTGAACAAATTCCTGTAAATGTGCAGCCCAGTGATATATCCACTATTCGCGATACCCGTTTAGAACTACACTTTATACCGTCACCTGAAGTTCGTGAAATTACAACTGATGATTTTGTAACTACGGGATCTGATCGAAAAGATATTCTTCTACGAGACCGTGACTTAAATGAGCCTATATATTTTATGCGATTAAACCCTAACCAGTCTATTCATATCCGCGCATCTTTGGGTATAATCGAACGAATGGACCAAGAATCATTACCGCAAGTATCTATATCTACATTCATGAACCATATCGATAAAGACAAACTACTTGAAGACCGTGAAAAATTTATAGCCGAAGCCGGAGATAATATCGAAGCCGAAAAGGAAGCGGCACGATTATTTGATAATTTCTATTATCAACGCAGCTACTCGCGTGATGAACATGGGCGCCCTAATTGGTTCGACTTTACAATTGAAAGTATAGGTGTAGTCAAAGCGCAAGACCTTCTACATCAAGCAGTGGAAGTACTTAAAACAAAAATCAATGAATTTGCGAATGCCCCTGTACTAAACGAAGAACCGAATTGGTATAGAGTAGAAATGGAAAACGAAACCTTCACGATAGGCCAATTGGTTCAAGAAGTTATGTACAATGAAAACTTAGTAGAATCGATATCTCGAGATATAGGTCATCCCCTTCAACCTAAGCTCGTCGTACGGTTCAATACAGCTCTTCCATCCAAAGAAGCTATCGATGGATTTCGAAAAAAAGCGCTTGCACTGTGCGATAACGTTCTCCAGACATTACAATGAGTTCCCAGTATCTAGATTTTACTGAAGCGGAGTACCAAGAACTTGAAACATTTACATTCCAAGAAACGATACAGAAACCAGAAAGTATACGTTTTTACACGTTAGAAGAACAAAAAGTAGACGCATACGAAAAATTGTTGCCAAAGGGGCGCGTAACTACCGTACAACGAAATATTCTCAAGGATGAAATTTCACGAATGTATGACTTGTATAACGAATTTGTACAGGAAACCCCTACAGAATATAAAGTTCGCGATGTATCTTATGGTCAAAAGTTTGACTGGATTTTTCCAGTGTACGCCAGCAATTCACGAAAAAGGTATATTTTTAGCAGACAATGGGCAGGACTTTTTGATAAGGATTCTCTTTTCCAAGGAGGATTTTATACTCGTATGGTAACGGCCTTACCAAAACCTTATAATCCAACTGATAATGGGCTTATCTATCCTTTAACTCAAAAAACTATACTTTTAAACGAAATGGGAAAGGATCCTATAGTTGCATTACCTTCATTTAGATCTTCAAAGCGTATCCTTTATGAAGATGGAACAGTTGAAATTCAACCCTATAATATATCAGGAACGGAGGATGATGTTCATTTTATAGGGTATTATATTCAAAAACGCCCATTTGATATTCCAAATCCGTTACCTGACCATCCTTTTTTGAGTAGTAATGAACCTAGATTTTTTGAATCTACTGCTCCTATCCAAGATGTTGTTCCCTCGATAGATGCAATATTAACACACGCAGTTCCTGTTACAACAGACCCATACAAAGAAGGAGAAAAATATGTTAAACTTTATGATATCCGTTTATCCGATATTCCATGGTCCTCGTGGAAATCCCGGTTTCCTCCTGTCGACTCTGAGTTTGTCCCACGTGAAAAAGCAGATATCAAATTTACTAGTCGTGAACTTTTTGCTCCATCAGATAAGATTGTAGAAACATATAAATCTCCATATTATCCAGGTATATCTACACGCGAGTGGCTCATGCGTCAAGATGATGGCGGATTATTCGTAGTAAAAGCTCTGCAGTCTACTGTTATTAATAATGGAAGTGTTTCCAATCTTCCTGTAATTGGATCGATTCCGGATTATCCTTCCACAACTGCAGAAGAATGTGCTCTACTAGGGTTGAAGTTTAATGAATTCACTATTAAAGGATTACTTCGTCGTTCATGGAAACTCAATAAGGATAAAGATGATATTCGTATTACATGTATTCCCTTAGAATTTGTCAAACAAGAACGTGCTCGAGCAGGATATCAAGACAGATTGGCTTGGCAAGAAACGACAGGATTAGATATGATTACAGATTATCTGAAAATATTTCGTTCTTATAGAATTCCATCAGAGATCCCTGTAAAAGAAGAAACGATTCAAAAAACACCTGCCAGATCAGATTCACCAATGTATCTTGAAGTTCTTGCTATTTTACAGGATAAGAAGAGAAGTGATAGTGATAAACTAAAGGATATCCAAACACTTGTACTAAGCGCTATTCTTTCTAATGAGGTATACATAGATTCAAAAGGGGACCGTGTAGTTTGCTCACATACATTGTCAATTCTTGCAGGAGATATGGAAGTTGACCGTCAAAAATTTTATGAAAAATGGACCGTATCTCAAAATGCTTATCGAGTATGCCGTTTCTGTGGACAACAAGTTATACAAGTTGATGCAGTAGATCAAGACGAATATGATGACCGTGGATTTTTAATTAAACAAAGGGGTGCACTTGAAGGGCCAAAAGCTGTCTTATCTGATACATTAAGCTCCTATATATCAAATATTCAGGACTTAGTACATATATTTGACCAACAAGATATTTCTCAATCGCTATGTTATCAAATTATTAGCATTCTCCAAGTTATGCCTAATTTGAACCGTCTAAAAGATATTCTAGCATTTGGAAAAGGTATATCAAATTCAATACCAAAAGATCCTACTCAAAACTCTTTGCGAGGCGGGTTAGGTATTGCCTTAGCTATTTTAATCTTACAAACCGATACATCCTTAGTTCCCCGTCGTTCATTTGGACCTAAACCTCTAAAGTTAAACGGATATCCACGTGATACCGAAGATATAAATGCTGAAAAATTTACAATTATTGATTCTCTTATTTATGCTATCGATAAGACATACCGTGGATTTCCAACTGCATTAGATGGCCTTACCGCACCTATCATACGCACAATATTAACAGAACCTGAAAAAATAAAAAAAGGCACAGTTATAGCTTTAAAAAATTTATTCAAATTTAAACCAAAATTAAGAGAATTATTAAATGAAGCAAAATTAAATATAAATTCAAGCAATCCTGAAACTTTAAATGTATTTATGCCTATTCATATGCCACCATTACCAGAGAATATTGGAAAAATACGTGCATATAATTCATGTGACTCAGTAACAAACTCTATTTTAGCTAGTGAAATTCCACCTCGTATACGACAACCAGTAATTGATTTACGGCCTGGTTTAACTCCATCTGAACTACGTAGTAAAGTTATTAAAGCTATTTCCATTCGTGAAAATGTCGAAATCATCCCTAAAGAAACAATACAACAGTTAGAAAGTATATCAAGTAACCAAAATAAAAAGAAAGAGCTGTTATCTATGGGTATACCAGAAAGTCCCTCTTTTCGTACAAACTTAATTGTAGCTTCTCGATTAGCCGATAAATTCTTAGATACTATTCCTATTCGTAACATTAATCTTCAACAATCTCCAGATGATCTTCGAGATATCGGAAGAGGATTTTTGTTTAAAGCACTATCCTCTATAAATCAGGATCCCGAAAAGAAAACCGTACTTCAAAAGATGGCTAATAATGATGCCACACTATATTGCTTGACATCCAGCTATGAAAATGTAAAGAAGTCCGTATTATCTATACGCGCTAGTGAACGTTTAACATTCGTACAACGTATGAGTCAATTAACAGATGAACAGCGTGAAATGACATCCGAGCTACTGAAACGAGGATTAGCTCCCTATATTATTACCGTCAAGGATCGTGTTTTATTTGCGAAAGAACAAGAGCGTCGTGCGCTAGAAACAACTGTAGAAGATACTCAAGAAACTGAATCAGGTGATTCTGAAATTGGTGTAGGACAATCACAATATGTAGAAGGTTCTGAAGAAGATGCTTTACCGAATGCCGATGCCGGAAACAATGGGGATTTGGCAGGATTGCCTCCTGACCGTGATTATACAGACCAACCGAACTTATGGGATAACGAAAACGATTGAGTTTACACAGATTCCCCAAACTATAAACAATGGTATTCAAAGCCACTATTCATTTTACGCGTCAAAATAATCAACCTGACGATATTTTATTTATTCGATCAACGGATGTTCAAAACATGTATCATTTGGTCTTCAAACCTAAAGAATTTATTCGTGCACGAAATGAGTTTTACATGAATACGAATGAACTCTTAAGCTATGTTCGAAACTTATTAAATACGCTTGAACATGATACGGAACCCTATGAACATGTCCAGTTAACTACAGCTATTCATCCAGCTATACTTTTCCATGTAAGCGATATGGATAAATTTGAAGTTCGTGATAAATTTGAAAGTTTATTAAAAACGGCTCTTCGCACTTTCGTAAAACGAACTGTTATACCATCAACACCTGTATCTCCACCATGCTCACCTTAAACGGATATAAAATACATAAAGAAAAAGTACCCGTAGAACAGGTACGAAAACTACTAACAGTAAAACCTTATGTTCCAACTGTATTTGTGAACCCAAAAGCAGTTCCAAAATATAAAGTGTATAAGGAGACGGAGGATTCCCTCTATCTCCCCAAACATTATGGTATTGAAACCTATGGTCCTCCAGAATCCTCTACACGTAATGTAGCCCAAACGCCGGATGAATATTGGACCTTCAAGGGCTCCTTACGCGATGCCCAACTTCCTGTAGTAAACTCCTTTCTAAAGCCTGAACCGCATGATGGTATATTGTCTCTTCATACAGGTGGAGGAAAAACTGTATGTGCCCTGTATATCGCTAGTCAACTACGACTACCGACTTTAGTGATTGTTCATAACTCATTTCTTCGGGATCAATGGTTGGAACGGGTTCATATGTTTCTTCCGCATGCGCGTATCGGAAAAATCCAAGGAGAAGTTTGTGAAATCGATGGGAAAGATATTGTGATAGCCATGCTCCAAACATTATCTATGAAAGAGATTCCGATTTCTACATTTAAGCCGCTTGGACTTGTTATCGTCGACGAGTGTCATCATATTGCCTCTGAAGTCTTTGTACAAGCCCTTCCTAAAGTAACATCAAAATATATGCTTGGTCTATCCGCTACACCAACCCGTAAAGATGGGCTAATCCATGTAGCTCATTGGTTTCTGGGACCCCTACTTTATAATTCAGATACAGGTTCAAAAGAGGATACCGATATTCAAGTAGAAGTTTACGAGTATGAAAATGAGGACCCCGTATTTAATGAAATCATCTATAATCACCAGGGGGTAATGTTCACATCCTTAATGATTAATAAACTAACAGGAGAAGCTGGAAGAACTAAATGGCTAACTGAAATTATTGAAGATGTATTAGGAGAATCTACTGAACGGCAAATGCTTGTTCTTACGGACCGGGTTCAGCATACACAGGACTTATTGGATACATTACCAGAAACTCTAAAAGAACAAGCGGCTATATTATCCACAAGTGTAAAAGCCGATAAACGAGCCGAATATTGTGCAACCAAACGTATTCTCATTGCGACATACGCGATGTGTAAAGAAGGGTTTGATGTGCCTACATTAAATACATTGCTCATGGCTACACCGCGTCCGGATATAGACCAGGTTGTAGGGCGAATATTACGGGTAGAAAAATCTGCGCGTAAAATACATCCGTTGATTATTGATATTGTCGACCCGCAGTTTCGTCGTCAGTTTCAAGAGCGAAATGCCTTATACAAAAAACGCCGGTATCAGGTTACGAAGATGTCTCTGTCTTAGGTTCAATTTCTTTCGGTATGGTTGGAATCTGAATGGATTGTTCCACTTGTTCAATTTCTTTTATAGTTGGAGTATATGTATCCTCGTTTTTAGGTTTAGATTTAGGTTTGAACAATGGATTTATGGTTATAGGCACTGAATCTGAAAGAGGACGAGGAGTAGAGCTTAAACCTATACCATTTTCAATATCAGTTTTACTGGGGCGATAGATTTCAATTTTATGTAATCCATTGGCTTCTTCAGGTTTGGAAATAGAAGTTTCTTTTTTGAACTGGGTCTTAAATTTACGAATTACACTGGAAGGAACGAGTGGGCTGATTTCGGCTAAACGGTCGTAATCATCTTTTACTTTCTTTAACAAATCTTTGGGTCCCATGCGCTCTTCACGCGGCAAGGACATTTCTACAGAAATAAATCGGTAAAGTTTCGCATAGTCGATGGAGGATATACGGTGACCTTCCGCGCGTTTAGCCCAACCAAAATAGGTACCCATCGTATTCAAAATACCCACAACCAAGGAACCTACACCTAACGCAATAGAAGAAATACGCGGGTCATCGAACATACTCTGCGAACCGGCATTTAGAAATGCAATAACACCGGAACCTACGATAACGGGCAAATCGATAAAGGTACGGCGAACAGAAAACAACTCCTCAGAACGTTTATGAATCCAAGACAAACAGTGGGCCTTTTCACCCGTTGTTACAAAATACTCTTCAAGCTTGTCCGTCCAATGAATGGTCGACGACATTATATCAGAACTGGCAGAATCTCCCATTTACTTTTCCTCAATATTTAACGCGCCGACTTGTCCGGTTGCGAGTCGATTTTTTTCCTTTGCGTGTTTTACGCGGTTTGCGACCACCTTTTCTTGTAGAAGAACTCGAACTAAAAAATCTGCGCCACCACGGAGTATTGTTTGGTGTAGGAGGAGGGTTTCTTGTACGAGGAGGGTTTCTTGTAGGAGGAGGGTTTGGTGTAGGATAAGACGACAAATAAAACCTGCCATTTGGAGTATTGTATAAACGCAGCATTGGTTGTCCATTGTCTGTTGATGGCCTTACCCTTGCTGACGGCGGTACAGATGGAGGCTCTGCCGGGTCTGCTGCAGGTAGAGTCCAATCTACAGGAGTATTTGTTGACATTTACTAGTAACGACGACTAGTTTTCCCTTTGCGCGTTTTACGCTTACCCTTGGTTGCTTTACGCGATTTGCGGCCACCTAATCGTTTACGCTTACCAAGTTCGCTTGCAAACACTTTATCTTCCACTCGTTTTAAGTTTTCCGCAGATACTCCTTCATTTTTTAACTTTTGAAGTATATTTTCCTTTTCAGAATCACTTACCGTATAAAGAGCCTTTGCTGCACTATCGATATTGCCTTCTACAATATCTTGTTTAAGTTTATCCATACTTATTTCAGGTTCAAGGGGCACTCCGATTGCTTTACTCATTTACTTTCTATTACTATTTTTTTAAAAATTTACGGCGAGTACTGCGTCGTTTCTTGATTCCTTTACGGGTTTTGCGACCACCTTCAGGAGGCTTTGCAGGTTCTGCAGCTGGAGGAGGCTTTAAACGCTCTTCTACAGCAAGAACAATTCGTTCAGGAAATCCCATTTTACGAAGATGAGGTACATATCCTTTCGCTATTTCATAATGTATTTCTTTATCAATTGGGTCGTTTTTTTGACGAGATAAATTTAGATGTTTTTTAACTTCCCTAACAAAATCTTCAACATCTTTCTGCTCTTGAAGTGTTAATGCTGTTGCCATTTAATCTAACAAATAGACAATGTATTGGCCTACCAAATATTATCGAGGATTAACTCGACGACAGAATAGGCAACGTAAGGAATCCGCTACACGCAGAACTAAAATGTCATGGAAGAATCCCAAAGCCTATGTTCCTTGGAAATCCGATAAAGGAGTAAAAACTAAAACATCAAGCTATACTGCAAGATTTCATAAAAAGTATCCAGGAGTCAAATCGATTCCTGAAATAGCGGAGAAAACGCATATACCGGCCAAAACATTGCGTACAGTATATAATCGTGGCATGGCCGCTTGGCGCACAGGTCATCGTCCAGGGGCTTCCCAACACGCATGGGGAATGGCACGCGTTCATTCTTTTGTTCTTCATGGAAAAACCTATCGAACGGCAGATTCTGACCTTGCGAAGAAAAGTTAAAATTCCCCTGTTGAATAATAACAATGAACTTTGATCGAAATGGAATTCTTGTGAAAACAACGCAACCTGTTCGTGAACTACGTACAATCAAACGAACTATTTTAGTCGATTCCCGTGATCGTGATCCTACCAAATATGTAAAAGTCAATGCAGGCGCTTCGACATCCGACCCCGGTGACTACGTGGTCTATCTCCCCCGTCCTCTTGAAAATGTAGTATCTGTTCGACTCAAATCTGCAATCATAGCTGCACCCCAATCTACAAACTTTGCAGATAATTATGTATTACTATCCATTGAGGGGCTAAACAAAATTGATGAAACGGCATATGGAGCAAACCGCGCTGGATTTATTGATAATACATTTGCGCGTATTGCTAATCCCAATATTACGGCATCAAGTACAAACAATACCTATACAATTTTTTATAACGACAATGTAGATGAAGAAAATATAGTTCGATATACGCCTCCGATTGGAACCTTAGATCGATTACATATTACTTTAAAATATCATGCTGGAGCCGCTTCATCTTCTACTGCGCCCGGTGATGTCACGGGACGCGTTCTGAATGCTCCAATTACATTTGGAACCAGTGAAAACAGTTTTACATTTGAAATTGAAATGTTAGATAATGGATTTAATGATTTCTCTTCATTCCAAACCCGATTAGATGCAGTGAATTATATTCGGTAAATTATTTGCGTCGTCCCATACTCTTACCTAACATAACAAAGGTATCAAAGGTAAAGAGAAAGAATACGCCTGTGGCTATATAAAGCAACATATCTTGCATAGCTGGACGTTCGTATCCCGTACGATTCTGTTCAATCAAACGAAGAATACGCGATATCTTTTCAGATTGGTCAAAGTCCGTGACCATATTCGCCGGCTGGGAACCCGTGAACCGTTCTCGAAGAGTTGTACGACGAATAGGTTCTTCTTCTACGCGAAAGTTTTCAGTGGCGGGGGAAGTATCATACCCAATCGATTTCTGTACAGATTCAATCATAGCCTTTGTTTTTTCAGTACTGTCAGCTGCCTTTTCTTCTTTTTCTTTTTGAATAGGGACTTCATTTACATCTTTTCGTTGGCGCGTAATCGGCACCCGTTTATCAAAGGGCGTACCATACACATCTTCCAGTGTCGAGTAGTTCATTGTTTAGACAAACACAGAAAAATATGACAGATTCTATAAATGAAGCTATCGCAAAAAACTGAATGGATAGTCATAGCTGCTCTTATCGCCTATCTTGCTTTTACCCCTGGGTTTCAAATCGTAAAGGATATATTGGCTACTCCTCTTGGTAAAGCCGCCGCACTTGTGGGTATCGTCTACGTATGGAAATATGTTAGTGCTATCATTGCCCTCTTATTACTCATCGGCTACATGCGTTGTGCGAAAAACAACATTTGGGAAATGTTCTCTGGAGCTGAACAAACATGTATGTGCGAAAGCTCAGACTTCATTTGGGACTCCTCTGTAAAGAAATGTAAAGATGCCACCGGTAAAGAAGGAGGTATCAAATCCTGTACATGTGCAAGCGGATACAGTTGGGATACTATGAAGAAAGAATGTGTAGTTTCTAGCGATGTTCAACCGCCTATTCCTCCCGTAATAGAACCTGTTCCGGGCGTTCCTTCCACAGCAGCTCCTGCGGTATCCACTGGACCGGTGACGAGTTCTGCTCCTATGACTACACCTAGTGCCACGCAATCCATGGTCATGTCTACTCCTCCTTCAGTTCCCCCCTCTTCCGGTGTACAGCCCAATATGAGTAGCTCGAATGTTTCTCCTGTTATGTAATAATGGAAGCCTTAAATGACAATAAGTTCTTTTTAGGGATTATGTTGATTATTCTGAACATTGGTTCTCGACATTTGGTTGATGAGTTCAGTACCGACCCCGAAGAATATTCACGTAATCTTGTATTGCGACGAATTGCGATATTTGCCGTATGTTTCGTCGGAACAAAGGATATTATTGTTTCAATTGTACTAACTGCGGCATTTATTATCATTTCTACCGGTGTATCGATGCGCAGTCGTGAAGGTATGGAAAACAAGAAGAAAGACAAAAAGGATGAAATAGGTTCGAAAGCAGATCAGCCTGCTTACGATAAAACCGCTCCTCTTTTATTTAAATAAAGTCATATTTGGAGAATACGCATATTGACTTAAGATATGCGTAATCTTGTCGTTTGCTAAATGCTGGCTAGGACTTGAACGAAAGCCGCATCCACCTGTACAGAGTTTGTTACAGGTCTTAATACAATCTATTTTACATGACCATCGTCCATGGTTATATAATGTAGCTCCTTCCTTTGAACAATGATGGCAAATTCGAATAGGTTCGGGTTCGGGTTGCCGTCTTGCCATTTCCGATGTTTTGCGTGATGTTTTTACACGATGACACATGGGACATAGCGCTTGAAGATTTGTAAGTTCATTTGTTCCTCCATCCCGGAGCTCCACAATGTGGTCAATCTCGTACCCTGCTTCATCAAACGGCCGCCCACCTAATGGGCACTCGTAGTCGGGTACAGATGCCGCACAGGTATAGCGTTGCCGTCCAGCTACGCGTTTCTTCTCAGATTCGCTCACCTTTCGTTCCATTACTTTTATTATGCTCTTTTCTTAAAGTTTGATGACTACTGAGTTTTTACCTGTTTATTTTCTGTGTTTTCTCTTCATAGTTTTTTTACTATCTTTACTATGTTTACGCGTTTTACGACCACCATATTTTGTTAAACTTATAGCTTTTTCTTTACCTTGTTTGTATCCTTTTCCGTATGAATCTGCATATCTATAATCTGGTGTTAATGAAAAATAGTCAAGAACAGTTTGATTCATAGGTCTTTTTTCTAGTCCATCTTGGTAACCGTGATATTTAAATCTTTTTAAAATTTCATTTTCTTCTGAAGGAGTTATACCAGTACTTATTTTTCCTTCTCTAGAACCTTTTACTGCAGACATTAAAGAATTTAATTGTTCTTGTCTGTTTTGAACCGATGCATTTTCGTCAAGAATCTTTGTTAGAGTTATTGGGGTATATGACTTTGATTTACTTGAAAACATTTAACTTTAATGTAGTAAAATTATTTCAATAAATGAATAAGGTGTTGATCCTACCCAACTAATCGTTTCTTCTCAGATTCTGTAACCTTTCTTTCTATTACTTATTTTTGTAGTCTTTTCTTAAAGTTTGATGACCACCGAGTTTTTACCGGTTGAACCCGGTTTGCCTGAACCTTTCTTGATTTTTTCCGGAGGAGGAGGGCCATTTCCCTGTGGAGGTAATACGGTAGCCTTGATATCCTTCAATAAATCATCAATATTTACCGAAGGCCCCTTCATTTCTACTTTGGGTTGTTGGGCTGGAGTTGGAGGTGGTACAGACGGGGTTTTCATAGCCGTTTTACGAATCTGGGGAATAGCTCCAATTTGAATAGGTTTTGATTCCGATACTTTAGGAATTAAATTCGGAGGAGGAGCAGGCGGCATACCTTGTTGCATAAAACTCATTAATCCAGATAAGGGATTGCTAGCCGGTTGACTCGGAGGAGGAATGGCCGAAGAGCCTCGCATTTGTTGAGACTGGTTTTGCATAGCCGCAGCAGCTAAAGAACGAGCAATATCCGGGTTTTGTCGCATAATTTCATCAATATTCGGAATAGGAGCCTTACGCGTCATTTGGTTCGTTAAATGGACCATATACACCATCATACATACACGTAACGGGATTCGCACCAGTGGGTGCATTTTCATGTTTTCACCATACAATTCATACAGCTCTTCAAAATCATCTTCAAGATCTACAACATTCATTTGTGCGGCTTCGGATAATCCATCCAATTGAAGACCAAAGGCGCGTAACATACCGACATTTTTAGAGCCCCATTCGAGACCCGACATACCGGTAACAAACCATTCCGAAAATTGTTTGATGGTGGAATCCATAGCTTTTTCCCGTTTGATGAATTCCATTTCCATCTTCATTTCTTCCAGTGGGCTATTGATATCAAACCGTTTGCGCATCGGTACACCTAATTTGGCCAACCGTTCAAACTTACGAAGAAGTTCGTATTTTTCTTTTTGGAGGGCCTCTTCCGACATTTTCACGGTCTTCACGGGCGCAAAGGCTTCGGCGTTAAAGTTATCAAACCCTTGCAGTTGAATAGGTCCCGTTTCTTCTAAACTAGGAACCAGCTTCGGGGCAGGTGGGGGCGCTGGCGCAGAGGATAATGAAGGAATATCATCAAATGTAATTGTAGGAATATCTACTGTTTCAAGGTCAGCTGTTCCCACTATTTTGGGGTTAACAAGTAAGTCAACGTCCATTCTTGTTTAGTCTTGAAGACGTCCTTCTGAAAACTATAACGCATATTAAATTAATGAGTGTTGAAAAAATATTTGAAGAAATTGTGGAGTTTACCAAAGAAGATTTTGAAAGTACAAATCCTACATTTCAAGTATATATTACTGTAGGGGCAGCCTATAGATATGCAAATAATATAATAAATTCTACATTGTATATACCTATTTTAGATTCGTTATATGGCCCCTCGAATCATACAGTTATTTTAGCATTTGATAATGAGTTTGCAAATGAAGCAGCTATGGAATTTACATGTACAAATTTAACAAATTACTTTAGAGAAAAATTGAATATACCTATAGGGATTGACTTTGATAATGATTACAATTATAAAACAAAAGTTCGCAGAGCTCATGTTATGTTAAGCGATACAGATGAACATCCTAAAATAAAAAAATGGTTGAATACGAGCCAAATTTTAATATATTTTTTACCCATGGGATTACCTACTGATTATTTTCGAGATATTCCGAATCCTGGTCAGAAAAAACCAGACGAATGGATGCGGATACAGCACATACAAAATACGTATACTTATGTCTATGAATATGCGAATACATGTTCTCCAAAACAACCTATCTATATTGAGTTAGGTAAGTTTATAAACCAAGCTACATCGGTAGTTGTATTCAATGATGCATGGTTCCATATAAATGGTCAATTTTATTCGAATAGATATTTTGAAGATATGTGCGAACTTTTGTATATAGTATATGCTTCGGGGAAACCTGTTCGTCTTATATCCAAAATAGGGTTACCCATTGAAAATACAACTCCAAAATCAGTTTATGATTATAAAGTTGAATATGATGAGCATATACTTACAAAACAAAGTAAATTTTTATCTAAGAAAGGTGGTCGAAAATCAAGACGACGAGCTTATACGCGACGAGTTACATTGCGTAAACCGACTTTACGACGATAGGTTTTAATTCGGATACCTGCTTGTTGTTTTGGTGGTAGTTCACACTCTTCCATACCATCAGGTTCCATATTTACTTTATGTAGTAATTGTGCTATATTGGTAAGTATATCTTCTGAGGATTGACCACCTGACATAGATTCACGCATACTTTGTACTTTATCATAATCGTAAATAATATGGTTTTTTATAAAATTAATATTGTATTTTCTTTTAAATTCATCTCCTTTTTGTTTTTGAAGCCCTTCTTCAATAGGTTCTTCATCTTCTAGAGGTAAGAAGAACTGTTCAGATGGAATCTCGTTTATTTTGTCTGGAAAAATGTGACCATTACATCCTTCATTATCGATGGGACACGATACACCTAATACATAGTCACCATGACGAAGAAGTTTTGACTTAGGAATATCTTTACTGGTCATTGACTCAATACTTTGTCTTAGATGCGCTGCACAAATTGCTGAATATTCTCTGTCCGCTCCTGCCGGTGTATGGTTAAAATACTCTAATGGGTCCGTATCCGGCTGAACATGTGTAAACATATATGTTGGGCGATTATCACTGTGAGGTCCTCCTTCTATTGCACAAAAGTTTTTCGTCTCTTCTTTGTTCGGTACTTCAATAAGTTCTTTGCCTTGAACATCCTGTTCACCTTCATCTCGTTCGTATATTCCAAGTTGTCCATTCTTATCAAGATCTTCAACTCGTCGAGTTAGTTCCGTTATAAAGATTTCTCGGTCTTTAAGGAATTGTTCACTCTTTTTATTTTGTTCTAATGCCTCTTGAACATTCGACTGAGCAATATTGGACTGAGCAATATTCGACTGAGCAATATTGGACTGAGTGCTGCTACTTTGTAATTGTAAAACTCCAGATATTTTCTGTTTCTCGTCGTCTGTAAGCGGAGATTGTGAAATCGTATTGCATAGGAATGGTGCTCCATTATCATTAAATATTTTATCAACGATAGGACTACTATCTATAATTTGTTGATCTCGCACAGTAATAAGACCTTGTATTGCTTTTTCTTTTTGCTGTTCTGTAAGCGAAGTATTTGATCGCACTTGTGTTACTTTTTCATCATGTTGTTTTCGTAATTTTCCCAATTCTTCAATAACATCTTTTATAACTTTATCAAGGTTCGGTATTAAACTTTCATCCTGTGAACTACGCCATACAGTTTCAATTATAGATTTTTGTACTTTTTTGCTGTCTAGTTTTTCACCATTTTCCAATCGAAGTTTATATTTACAAAGTTCTTGTTGAAATGCATACATACGTCGGAATTTTTGAACAAACCCTTTCCCGCCTGCTTTTATACATACATCATCGGATACTTCTGATCCATGTGAATAGAACTGTGCCGGTATAGGATATAAATCTGTTTCTTTATTATACGGTTCATTTATATCTTTGTATGCTATATGCCGATGTCTTAATATCTCAACTCCATTTTCTTGTGTACGAACATCTATAGCTAATCCGTTACATAGTTTGCATATCACAACCTTATTAATCTGCGGGTCCTTGTATTTTTGGAATAATTCTTCATGTCGACGTTGTTCAAGACAAGAATGTTTACTAAAATATACACAACCATATTCAGGAGTTTCTATACCTAAACAAACCGGGCAAAAAGTGATATTCATGATATCAAAAAACATCTGTTTTAGAAGCTGTAGCTCATTAAGATTTAACATTTTATATGCTGTAGCCGTAGATAACATGTACGTTCTTGAAGCAGAAGATGTAAGAATATTTGGATTAAATTTTATAATTTCTTTTGTAGTTTCACCTTCTTTGTTGGCAATCATATAATTTGGTCTTTCCTTATCCTCGCCTTCACCTTCTCTTTTTTTTATGAGTGTAAGTAGCGGAGTCATACGCACTTTAGCCGCTTCAATTAATAAAGTATTTCCTGCACTATTTTGATAGTTAATTTGATTTTTAGGGAAATCCTTAAAGAGTTCTAAGGCCATATCTGTATTTCCACTCTGTACAGCTAAAAATATAGGTTGTTCATTATTGTTATTCACTATAACTGGAGCATATTTATTTTTTGTTTTTAGATAGTTCAGTAATTCAAGTTTTTCTGGGCCCGGTGTTTTCGCTAAATGATGCAACATCGTATTTCCATCAATATCTTTTGCAGTAATATACGCATAAGGTATGCGTGATAAAAATATATCCATTAACTTTGTATCGGCTCCAGGTGTCATAGCTACATACATAAATAATGTATAACTCTTATTCGCATCTGGAAAATCACTGATTATACTCGTATTCGCTTTCCATAACTCTCCTACATTTCTTAAGTTTGTTTCAAACTTTTGTACTTTATCCAATATATCTCCTATGATTTTACCATATACATCCTTATTTTCAGGGTATTTTTGGATACATCGTATTAAAATCTTAAAAAACTCACTTCGACTTAAACTTTTCATATAAGTAGTATCTTCCATAATTGTTTTTATTTGTTCACTATTGGTGGGTGATTCTAGTAATGAATACAGTGGCGTAACATTTCGAGTTAAAGGTATTGAAGAAAGAGTACCTTTAGACGCATCGATAATAAGAGTTACAATGTTATTTAACCCATATTCTGTAGCGTAGTCCGCAGCCGTTTTTCCCGATGTATCGACGGCTTTAATCATCGCTTGGTTACCTTGCTCAACCATCTTATCCAAAATAACTTTGACAATCGCTTCGTCCTTGGAGCTTACAGCAGCAATAAGTGCAGTAATATTAAAAATATCATCAGGCTTACTTTTAAGTTTTAGTGTTTTTCGTGTTAATATATTCGCATTATTTGGATCATTGATAATTTCATTTACCTTTTCTATATTTTTTTGAGTTATAAACTTAATTAAAACAGGTAAAGTTGTTCCTCGATTAACAACAGCTGGTTCAACAGGTATAAGAGGCGGTAACTCATCCTCAATGTTATTTCCAGGAGGAGGTGGTGGATTATTCATTGTTACTTTCTCCTATATTATTTCGTATGTTCCATTACCCATAACCCTTGAAGAAAGCTATCTGCTAAATCGTCTTTCTTTGGATGCTTCATCATGTGTTCTACCCACTCACGCGGAACCAACTCTTGAGCATGAACTATACCTGTTTTTTTGCGCCCCTTGTAACTATCTACTCGATCATCTACCGTAACCATATTATTTAATTTGTGGGTGGCGGATACTCCTTCGCAAGTAAATCCACGACAACAAAAGTACATATGCAGCATACCTTGTACAGCAAACATACGTCGGTCCGGTTGATTTTCAAAACATATCTTTGTGGCTCCTGTCCAAGAATTCATACGACGGTCCAACGATTGGACAATCGCCGGCGCTAAATCAATTACTGAACCTGAAAAAGCAGACTTTACGCAACGCAACCATGTATTTTGTCGTGAATGGCGATAGAGTAATGTTACCATATCACTTTTTCGATTTGTTGGACAACTTAATCCCAACCGTTGGATTTCCTGACGAAGTTCATCTGGTGTTTGTTTATTGATTTCAACCTTTGTGACCTTCTTCTTTTGTTTTGGTTTATGCCTTGTACAGGCAAGTGTACCTTCTGTCGCATGTTTCCATGTAGCAGAAGACGCACATTTATGGCATCGTGGATTCTCGAGCCCCTGTTGCTCTCCTAAAATATCAATAATATTCCAATCCACAATCCGAACATTGGTACGATTCGTCCCTTCTAAGACACAATAAGCTAAATTACGCAGCCCCACATCAAAGGAAACTAGCTTCATTATATTATATTTAAGCAGTTGCTTTAAGTAACGAAATTAAAGTCGTCTTGTTATCATTTTTGCTATACGGGATACCGCGTTTGGTTAACATATCCGTAAGTTCTTTTTTGGTTTTGGATTCTAAACCGTCCGTATCGATAGGTTCGGGTCCACTAACCACCTCTACTTTGGGGCTTTCTTCTGCTTCTACTGAAACACGGTCATCTGTAAAATCTTCAAGTTCAATTTCATCAGTTTTTATTGGTTCAAGTTCAGGTTCAGGTACGGGTGCTGCCACTGGACGAGCAAGTTCGCCGATGACCATAACAATACTATTCATATTTTGGAATAAACGAGTCTGTTGCCAGTATAACCATCCTACCATACCGGCGAGGACAAGAACCATCGACGCAAGAAGCGCAATTGACGCATGTAAAAAGTCCATTTATGTTCCCGTTACATAAGTTACATGGCTACCAAACGAAGCAAAAAAACAAAAATAAGAATAGAATAAATGAAACGTGTTCATTTACTTTTATCTTTATTCGTTATCGTTGCGGTTGTTGTTTATTTAGTTAGTATGCGTAAAGAAGGATTTGTCCCCGTCGCCCCTTCTAAAACAGGTGACCAGAAACAAGTGACTCCTTCTGGGAATGTAATCTTATACTAAAATAAATGAAAGGTGGATTTATTGATACTTTATTTGCCAGCGGTATCGGCGCCTATGCCGCAAAGAAATCGCCAAGTATGTCGAGTCTTCTTTGGACATTATTAAAATATGCCGTGGTAATTATCGGTATCTATATTGCTATTGTTCTCGTTACCTATGCGATTGGAGGACCTGTTGAAAAGTTCGTTCCCATAATGCCTTCTCCGGAACAAGACCAAAAAGTAGTGACTCCGGCAGGTAATGTTATTACATATTGAATGTTTCAGACACCCCATAAACTCGATTCACGAGATGGAAACCTATGGATGGGAACCGACCGAACTTAAAATTCTTCTTCATCAAACCGTAAGGTATCGACACTATCCGTGGGCCGCGAATATTCAGACACTTTCTTTTCAAAGAAGTTCGTCTTTCCTTCTAACGAGATAAGCTCCATAAAGTCAAATGGATTTGTGGAGTTGTATATCTTTGAGCAGCCAAGTTGCACACATAATCGATCGGCTACAAATTCAATATATTGACCCATAAGCTTCTGATTCATTCCGATCAAGGAGCAAGGTAACGCATCCACAATAAATTCCTGTTCAATGTGTACCGCTTCCCGCACCATATCGTGAATGCGTTTTTCTTCAAGAGCATCATATGTATGGTATAGAGCTACCGCAAATAATGTATGTAATCCTTCATCTCGGCTAATCAGTTCATTACTGAAGGTCAAACCGGGCATTAGTCCTCGTTTCTTTAACCAATAAATCGAACAGAATGCACCGCTGAAGAATATACCTTCTACGCACGCAAAGGCTACCAGACGTGTCGTAAAGTTTTCCTGTGAATCGATCCACTTGAGTGCCCAATTGGCTTTCTTTTGAATACAGGGAATCGTGTCGATGGCTTGAAATAAGTGGTTCTGTTCTTCTTTTTCTTTAATATACGTATCAATCAGTAAACTATAGGTTTCGCTATGAATACCTTCCATCGCATTTTGAAACGAATAAAAGAGCTTGACTACGGGGCTCGATACCTCTCGCTGAAACCGACTCGCTAAATTTTCTTGAACTATGCCATCCGAACCCGCAAAAAAAGCTAAAATATGTTTGATAAAATGTTTTTCATCATCATTTAATTTTTCCCAGTCTTGAGTATCTTTTTGGAACGGTATTTCTTCCGGAGTCCAAAACGAAGCCACGGCTTGCTTATACATCTTATATAAATGCGCTTCACGATGGGCGATGGGGAAGAGAGTATACGACATTGTATATTATATACAGAAAAGACCTAAATGATATACAATGAGTAGTACAAGCAACGCACAAAATCTTTTAGTGAATGTATTCCGTCCAGCCTACACTTACGCAAGCTCGAGCGGATATGTTCCATCGCTTGTGTTTTCCAACGTGGATACTATAGTTTCAAAAACACTAATTACATCAAACGCTAATATTAATGATGGCGGAAACAATGTGTATATTGGGTCGAACGCAGGGAATGTCTATTCTAATTTGCGTGGGTCTAGTAATAATGTAGCGATTGGTTACAATGCTGGTAACCTGATGTCTAATGCTTTAAGCAATATTATACTTGGGTATAATGCTTTTACAGGTCCTCTATCGAATGTGCTAAATACTATAGCCATTGGAGCTAATGTTTTAGGAGGAGGCTCCAACAATATCTATATTGGAACAGGAACGGGGTCAACTGGAAACAGCAATATCTTTATTGGAAATAGTATTACCCCTGGAAATGTATCCAATCAGCTACGCATTGGAAGCGCCTTTTTTGGTGATTTAACGAATAAGTATATTGGTATCAATAATACAGCTCCTATAACATCGTTTGATGTTTCTGGAGATGCGTATTTTCGTGGAAAATTAGGAGTGCAGGTGCCCTATCCAGATAAAACACTAGATGTCAATGGACAAACACAATCTTCCGGTGGCTATGTTTCTATTCAGGGGTCAACAACTATAACAAATGATGGAATCCTCGGTAATGTAAAAAGAGGAGTTATCCTTGTTTCTGCGGTAGACCAAGCGAACTCTTCACATCATGCGAACTATACTCTTTTTGCCTACACGTTATCGAATGTGAGTAATGTAACCAGCAATACGGGTGGAAGTGTAACGGTTGATTTAAGCGGTACTCAACTCCGTCTGAACAAATCTGGAACGAATACATTTGATTATATGATTACTTACTTTCCGTTGGATACTGCTTAAGTTTTTCAACAAACTTGCGAATAGATACGGTAGATACACCTGATACTTCAGACACGCGTTGAATTTGTCCACCTAGAATCATAGATAATACACCCGATACAATTGTTTTTGGTGTATGTTCCATTTCAGGCAATGAATGAAGTTTTGCAATTACTTTATCGCGATCTTCATCCGATAATCCTAGATCAGAGCACAAACGTTCAGCTAGACCGAGCTGTGTATTCAGCACGGATGAACTTTCATTCTCAAAATTGGATAAGGCTTTACAAAGAGCACGAATACTCACATGAAATAGGGCTGCAATTTCTTCATGAGAACGGGTAGCATCATTTTGTCTACAAGCAGTAAATACAGAAGCTGCCATAAGAGCACGGCGAGTTTCTCCACGAGTTTTCTGAGCGCATTCGACAAGTTTGAATAATCCACATGCATCCATAATAATTGATTTCGTTAACCCTGCGCGTAGAGCTGTTGATTGGATAGCGTCAAATATACCCATCCATGATCGTTCACCGTGGTTGGAGAATGACCATGCAGATAGTTTAGCAATAGATTTAGATTCTTCGGATTGATTAGGTATTCGTTTTCGCATCATCATTGAACCATATGATGAATTTGGTAAAAGTTCAGATGTAATAGTGCCTGTACGCGATGGATCATCTTCAGTATTTGCATATATGCGCCATTCGGCACCTTCATCAATATAGCTTCCTAGTATAGCTGCACAGCATGTACATACACGTTGTCCTTCATCAATATCAATAGTATCATGATAACACTGCATAGATAGTGTTATTTGAACAAACTATGATTTCATCCATTTTTTAACGCACCCGTATAGACAGGATCATAGGGCATCGGACGATAGTTCGTAAGTAAAGGTGGACGATAATTTGGAGCACGCCCTCCTGGAACTTTCATCCAGGAAATAAATAGGTACTTTTGATCCACTATCCAAACCAGAAATCCTGAAGATTCCATAGTTTTAACTAAATATTCACGGGCTTCGGTCATCTCAAATAAAGGGTAACCCCAAACATATGTAGGTACTTCAAATACAACATAAGGAGCTTTGGGATCATGTATGGCTTGTTTTCGTATTTTTGCATAGAGTTGTGCTAACACGGGACGCATAGCTGCCATACGTTGCTCGCGTCGTGCCTCTTGTTCTTCCCATACTTCACGCGCTTTCAGCATGCTTTACATATTACAAATAATATGTTCTCAAGTATTGCACTTGGAGGTGGAGGAGTACGTGGTGGTCTTCATATTGGAGCTTTGGCCGCTATCGAAAAAATAAAGGGTAATCTACAGTTCCCAGACGGAATTTATGGATGCTCTATAGGTTCTATTGTAGCCACTGCAGTAGCATTCGGACTACAATCCAACCAGATTCAGGAGATGTTCAATAATCATATGGATTTAACAAAAATAATTCCTGAATTACGATTATCAAACATTACAGATTTCACTTATCGTAAAGGATTGTTTTCTATGGACCTTATTGAAAAGTCTCTTATTGAAGCATTTCGTTCTCAAAATATTGATTTAGCTAACAAAATGTTGAAAGATGCTCCACAAAAACTGTATATCTTAGCCTCTAATGTAACAACTCAGAAACCTACTCTGTTTCAAGAAAATGTGCGTATATTGGATGCTATAAAATGCTCCTCCTGTTTACCTTTTATATTTGAACCTCAAGTTCTATACAATCATGTATATCTCGATGGAGGGATCATGGTCGATTCCTTAGACAATATTGTTCCTAGCTCATGTTTAGTTATACATATTTCTGAAACATCTACCCCTATACTTGCAACCCAATTGAAATATATGAATGTATCTTCATTTATGTATCAGATATATCGTTCGACGCGTACAAAACCTAAAGGGGAAAATGTGCTTTGGCTTCGTGATACAACAATCAGTATTCTACAGCAGTTAAACGACGAAGATAAGAAATACTTATATGATCAAGGCTATTTACAAACTACTGCGTTCCTTACCAAGCGTTTCCCGAAGGAATTGCATTAAGGAATCGGCAGTGCGTTTTCCTTCATAATCTCGAAGGATAGAACTGGTTTCTAATTTAATCGTAGGGAACCCATGAACTTCATACAATAATGTTATAGCTCTATCCGATTCGGCATCTACACGCACGGCTTTTACTTCGGTATTACCGAAATAAGGAGTAGCTTTCAATTTTTCTTCTAATTTTTCCCATTCTGGCATAGCTTTCTGAGAAAATCCACACCAATCTGTATAAAAGAAATAGATGTTGGCTTTACCTACCGGTACTTGTCGTTTTGGTGTATTGACGAAGGGCTCGTACATGCGATAAATGAGAATGGCTAAAATAGCTAAAGAGAAAAGAACAATTAGATTATTCATGTCTATTGTTGAAGAAGGCGGGAAATTTTCCGTTGAAGTTCAAACCACTTGCGATAGGCCTCCTCGGGAGATACTTTTTCTTTTATTTGAATCCAAGCCACATCGGTGGACATACGCTCGGGCTCAAAGGGCTTTATGTGCACTGTTTTCCATTGATTATTGTATCGAACGAGAAAAATAGGCGTTTGTTGCATATGAAGAATATGCTTAGTATATCAAAATGGCTCTTGTATTCGCAAAAACGACAGCTTCGGTTCTTGGATTTAATTATCTTGTTCACTATGGTTCATCTGCACTATATAACTCAGTATGTGTTCCTAAAACAATATGGGATATTCCATATTCTGTTGTTTCCATATCAAGCCCCGTATGTTCATTCTTTGTGAATGTAATGCAGCTTACGCAAAACAACTTTGCAGTATTGACTACAACTACGGTGGTTTCTTACTTAGCTACGGCACTAAAACCTTAAACACGGGGGAAACCAACTAAGTTCGCACCAATACCGAAACCCGCACCCGTACGAGCAGAAGAACCTACAGAAGGCGCATAAATATCTAAAATGGCAAAGGTAGCCGTCGCCACTAAAGCAATCATACCAACTTCACTATAACGTAAGGTTTTTCCAGGTAAAACAAAGGCGGCAACAGCAACAGCCAGACCTTCTAAAAGGTATTTCACGACACGAGTAACAAGGTCGGCAACATCAAAAGCGGGAGCAGTAGGTTTGGGCTTAGATTCCATTTTATTGAAAAGACAACAAGATTTTTTTAATAGCCCGAATAAGAGGTACTGGCGGTGAATCCACGATAAAGAGCTACTAATCCAAGAATCCAGATGCCCCACCAAGGAACATACTGCGATAGATATGCTTGAACTACATAGAAAACTACGGCATGAACAAGGGCGGCCATGATACCCCCGGTGGGTGGTAAGGTTAAGAGTACACCCGGAGTTAAAACAAGGAATAAAACACTGGAGGTTAACAGATCGTACATTTATAACTTGTCAAGAAATAGCTTTAAGAAGACTTTCATTATTCAAGAAAATGTCCACTCTCCCTGTGCGTGATGAAATGAATGCGGTCATTGACTACCTCGACGAGGACCCGGAAATCCCTACTCAAAAATATTGTATTGTTTCTTTTCTGTCTCCCGAAAAGGTTATTCAAGACAAAAACCGCTTTTTCTTTTCTGAATTTATCAAGTTCATGAACTATGACTGGAAAGTCAAAGGTCTCGAACACTTTATGGCCTTCTTATCCAAAAAATACAGTATCAAAATCGACGACCTGTTAAAAGATGCTGAAGAATTTGGTAAAGTTCGTGATAAAGAAATTAAGGAAACCGACTTAGAAGAACAGTACCAGGTTTTCTTGTTAAAACATGAAAAAGAAACCCAAGAAAAATATGATGTGAAAACCGAGTTCCGTACGAATGTTCGCGGTGTAAAAGTCCGTCGCTGCTTTGCCAATGTTGAAGAAGCCCAAGTCATGGCGAAAGTCTTACAACGCAAATATCCGAAAGATAACTTATATATTGGTAAAGTCGGTGCCTGGTTACCTTGGGACCCGAGCGAACATTTAATGCCAGAAGTGGAATATGCGGAACGAGAACTCAATGAACTCATGCGTCGTTACAAAGAAAATGAATCGAATCGTGAAATCTTCTTTGCGGAACAGCGCGAAGAATCCATTAAGAAACAGAAAGAAGAAAATGAACGTCGTCGTAAACAAGCGCTTGAAGATACGGTACAACAGGCTTCAGTTCCGGTTCATCCTACGGAAGGAGCTATTCGCGAATAGATTATTTCTCTTGTTTGCGTACCCAAACATTGGTTCCCTTTTGAACCTTCGTAGGATTGTACTCCTCTGCGGCTAACATGGCACTCTGGAAAGGGCGATTGTTATTCCATAAAGATTGGTCACATAAACGAAAGGGCGGATGGTCGGACGCCTTATACCAAAAGACTTGGTCCTCGAGTTTGTTGGATGACACATTGTTGCAGATAACTAAACATTCAAAGTTCTCTGTACATTGGTCCATAAACTTACAGAACATTTCAAAGGTAGGAAACATACCTGCGTAGCTTTCGTAGATACGACGACGGTTACCAATGATGTTTTCACGAAGAATAAATACGAAATCTACATTTGTTCGCAAGTTTGGCGTAATACCAAGTGGGTACTGCATGGTAATAATCGTCATCATGTCAATATGACGCCCATTCATAAATACATACCGTGTGGATTCTTCTTTAATCCAGGAAGAATCGTATAAGCAATCGTCTAGAATTAAGAAGGCGCGGGGGTCAATACTTGAGGAACCGCCATGTGTAGCTTTATCTTGATTGCGCTTTTGTTTGATATTCATCTGCCGCTTAATCACATTCATTACAAGTTCAGGCGTGTACTTGTCATGAATAAACTTGGAAGGAACCATATGTTGGAAAAATTCATTGGCTACTTCCGTACCTGAAATGACAGTCCCCACTGGGAAATCTTGCTGCGTATTGAAAAGGATATCGCGCACCAAGAAGGACTTCCCTGTATCCTTTTTTCCAATAACGACAATCATGGGACTTTTTCGGGAATCGATTCCACATCGTTCCTTAAGCATATTCATATCGAACTTTCTTAGCTCGAAATTCATTCTATTTAAGCAATGATATTTTTTTAACTCCTTCGTTAACTTTGCCTATATCATTGCCTACGGTTCAAATAATGGTAAAAGACTTAAGAACCTCCGCTGTGCACCTGAAGTTGCATAAATATCCGAAGCTAGATGCTAACCTCTGGGGAATCCAAAATGCTCAACCGTTTTTCCCTCCCTTAGAGACACTCTTTAAAACAGAAACAGTGGCTTCTTTACAGGATTACGGTGTAAAGCTCCAAGAGGAGGTAGAAACCATCATAGATGCCACTCGTATCAAAACAACAAAAGGCCATGTTGTAGATATTCATCGGAAAACAACAATGATTTTGAATCCCTTCCGATGGATGCGTGGTGACTACGGAACATTCGGTCTTCCTAAACCTGAAAGTATCGCCAAGGATATTCAAGAAAAACTACAAAGTATTCATTCCGCTGGATATGTTGGAGCGCTTACCAGTATTGCCTTATCGGAATCCGGATGTATTCACTTTCCTAAAGTACATGGTGTCTATGTTGGATTATCCGATAATCATATGGTTGATATTTCAGATGACTATGAAGATTTAGTCGAACGACATTGGTTTGCCGACAACTTAGGAAAAACATTTGAATTGAAATTACGGTCTGTTGGAGAAAATGGTCCCGAATTTACACATACTCGTGGACAGCGCCCCGAAGTTATATTAGGAGATGAACTGATTTTGGATAATATTGAAGAAGTCGATGCTGACCATATTAGCAATCCATCTTCTCGTGCGCAAAGTATAGACCAATTCGATAATTCAGAGGGCTCGTTATTTGAAGAACAAAGCTCAGCAGAATCAGAAGATGCTTTTGAAATTGAATCCTGTGACTGTGGCCGCGAAGATGACGATGACGATGATAATGACGATGAATTTCCTGAAGAAGAAGAGCCCTTTGCATGGGCTATATTTCATCAAGTTCCTGTGATTACGACAGTTATGGAAAAATGTAATGGTACTTTTTATGATTTAATTCGTGAACATTCTGAACCTGCTAAACATATGGCTTGGGTATCTCAAATTATATTTGCTTTAGCTTATGCGCAACGAAACTATGGTTTAACACACAATGATCTTCATGGTAATAATGTCATGTATGTTCCTACTGATCAGACGCATTTGTACTACAAAATGAATGGTATTACTTATCAAGTGCCCACATACGGATATATTATGAAAATTATTGATTTTGACCGTGCTATTTTTTCCTTACGATTGGTAGGTATGAAGCACCCTCGTCAATTCATGAGCAGCCAATTTCAACCAGATGAAGAAGCCGCTGGCCAATACAACATAGAACCCTTTTTCTCCTCTTCCTATCCGCATATTCAACCCAATTCCTCCTTTGACCTATGTCGATTCGCAACATCGATGTTCTGGGATATGTTTCCCTCGGGTCCGGATAGTAATTCTACGCATCCTCTATTTCGTCTCTTCCAGCAATGGATGTTACAAAGTGATGGAACATCCGTCATGTTTCGTAAAGAACGAGATAATCATGACCGTTATCACGGATTTCATTTGTATAAAGCTATAGCCCGCTATTGTAAGGATGCTGTTCCGCGAAAAGAAGTAAATTCCCTATACGAATACCGAATATCATCTGTACCTTTAGGAACTCCTGTTCTTTTTATTGAATCTTAACAATGAAGCAACTTATTTTAAAAACAGCGGCTGCGTTCGCTATATTCGGCTACCTCTTTTCATCGAGACAATTTATTTTATTTTTAAATCAGTTGAATCCTTTTCAGGGTCTAATGTTTTATTATATTCAACTCTTCGTTACACTAGAAATTCTTCAGTATTTTGGTCTAGTGATTGGTGGAATAAAAATACAGTCATTTTTTCAGACAATTGGTGAACTCATGATTGTATTTGCCTTTTTCATTTTAGTGAACCAAGAATCAGGTTGGGTAGCCTATATTATCGGAGAACATGAAGGAAAGAAGAAAGATTACCCGGTTGTATATACACAATCAGAAGACGGTGCCGTCTACTATTTGTGGAGCACGTATGTAACGAGTAATCCAGATACTGCAAGATTTCTTACTTTTATAATTACACCTATTGTACTTGTAGCCGTAGGTCTCTATTTAACTGGAGGAACTAAAGCGCGTCGTGAGCTGTTAAGCTAATTGTTTAAAACAATTTTTGTAAGGTCTACACGATGACCGTTGAGTAAATCCCATCTTCTTGCAGGGAGTTTTCTTACAGTAACCTCTTGAGTACTTACGGGGATATTTGAACTTGGGCTGTCTGCGAGTTTTGGAAGGCATTATTAGAATACTGGATATTCTCTAAAATTCAGGTTTACCTACAAACATTTCCTGGCTAACTTCAGCTACTTTGGATACAGTTTCTGTAATATCCGGAATAGACTCCCCCGTCACCGCATAGGTTACTCCACCTGCTATACTCCCTGCTCCGACTGCAAGTTTAGCAGCGTCCACAAAGTCAATAGGTTGCTGTTTTGTACGTCTATCGTAGACATATAAAAGAACGACCACGGCCACGACGGCCACGACAATAATTCCGATAGTTTGCGTATCCATCTTTGTTCAGCGGAAGCGGAACGAGTTTCAGATATTTAACGAGATAGTTTCAGAATTTTCAAATTTTAAATCCAGTTCATCTTCAGTGTTTACAGACTGTTTATCATCATCTAGATCTATTTTTACTTCTTCTCCAAACTTCAGTTTCGGGCGGTCTTCGAGTTCGCTATCATAATCAGATTCTTCATCTTCAGTTTCAAATTCATGTACATCATTTTCTTCGGAAAATTGTACAGGGTTTGTAGAGACTGGAGCCGGAGCCGGAGTAGGAGCAGGAGCAGGAGCAGGAGCAGGAGTAGTTGTAGGTGCAGTAAAGTAGGATTTACTAATTTGTCGCCAAGGAATGAAACTATCAATAACTTCGTTCATGGTACTTTCTAACATAGCTTCAATATCCCGACTATTTCGAGCTCGCTGTTCGGAGGATACTTGGATAGTGTTGAATAAGTACGCTTGACTCCAACTTTTTCGAGCCGCATGAATGTAATATGTATGAATAAACTTTTGAAGAGTAGGACGTTCAAAATCTAAATCTACATGCGTGGCATCCACTTGCTGCAAACTGGCAAAGGCACGAATATAGCTGACAAATACACCAAGTAACAAGTCTTCAATATAATCACACTTCGAAGCTATGCTGATACGGTCTACCTCCTTTTCTAATGTTTCAGATGACCACTGTGGTATACGGGTTAATAAGTTTTGAAAGGTCTGTAATGTTTTTTCGGGCTGCTGATTTCGTTGACATGCGGTTTTAGCGCTATCGTATACACTCCATAAGCCATCTGCGATATGCGGTACCAGGACACGAGCTAAATTTTCACGAAGAGTTTGTTTAACGAACTCACTATTCATTTGTTTAGAAGCATGTCAAGAGTTCTCTTATTTCCGACGCAGACGCATACTTTTACGACGAAGAGTTTTGCGCTTGGTTCGTCGCCCTCGGCCAGCTGGTAGTTGTCTTTCGGTGCGATCCATTCCAACAGTTGTAGTTTGTTGATTTCTTACTGTTTGTCTGTACTCTCGATTGGCTTGATCGCCCGGAGGCCTATTATATATCCATGGTATACGCCCTACTGCTACAGGACCTTTTGCATTTACAGATGCATTATTCATTTATTCTAAAGATATATTTTTACTATCTAAAATTAGGTTTGGTTATTTCCGACGCAGACGAAGAGTTTTACGACGACGAGTTTTGCGTATATTCTTTTTTAATCGCTTTGTTCGCCCTTGACCTGCTACAGGGCCCCCTTCAACAGCACGGTCTTTAAACAAAGATCCAGGTGATGCAAGACTCCTATCAAGGTTTACATGACCTACTCCCGGAACACCTCTTCTAACAAATTGACCATTTTGGGATGATTGTTGTTGTAACTGCTGCAATTGCTGTAACATATTTTGACCTGGCTGTTGCTGTTGCGTATTCATTGTTTAAACACAATACTTCATTATTCAAGTAATGAAGCTTGTCCTCATTTTGATGATTAAAAATGAATCTAGAATTCTTAAACGCTGTTTAGAGTCCCTGGAAGGTATAGTAGACGCATGGTGCATATGCGACACAGGTTCTACGGACGATACAACAACTATAGCTAACGAATTCCTAGAAAACCGAAAAGGATGCTTATCTGTTGTTCCTTGGCAAAACTTTGGATATAACCGTACAAAGAGCTTTGAAGTGGCTCAACAATATGTTCGAGATGGATTACAGTGGGACCTGAAAGATACATATGGTCTTCTTTTGGATGCGGACATGGTATTTGTACCTGGAACTTTACGCGAAGAACCCTTAACTGAAATCGGATATACTTTACTTCAAATTGGAGGGCACCTAGAGTACCCCAATACACGGTTGGTTCGTATGGATTACAATTGGAAATGCTTAGGGGTTACACACGAATATTGGGATGGTCAAACTAAATTTTTACCTAAAACAGTCGGCTATATTGATGACCGAAACGATGGTGGATGTAAAGCGGATAAGTTTGAACGGGATGCGCGATTACTTGAACAAGGCTTAATGGATGAACCAAACAATGCTCGCTATATGTTCTACTTGGCGCAGACTTATCATAGTTTAGGACGCTGGAAGGACTCGATTACATACTATAAAAAACGTATATCGGCAGGCGGATGGTTTGAAGAAATATGGTACTCGCATTACATGATTGGACAATGCTACCTACAGCTGAATAATCCTATTAAGTTTGAAGAATGGATGCTTCGTGCCTACGATTATCGCCCAGCTCGAGCAGAAAGTATATACAAACTTACGCGCTATTTCCGAGAAAAGGGTCAGCACTACAAAGCTTACCATTACTTGAACTTAGGTCGCCATATTCCCAAACCAACCGATTCCTTATTTATTGAATCGCCCGTATACAATGACCTTTTTGAATATGAAGCAAGCATATTGGATTACTATGTTGGAAAGCATCAAGAAGGTCTCATTTCGTCTATGAAATACATGCTGACAAAACATGAACATCTGGATAATGTCTATCAAAACATAAAGTTCTATATTCAATCGTTGAATTTACCCGTGACTTCACATCCTGTTCTGCGCGATTGCGTGGGTCCCAATTATCACCCAACGTCGGTTTCTATGATTCAGCATAATGGGGCAGAAGTCCATAATATTCGATTTGTGAATTATTCCATTAACCACAAAGATGGTTCCTATATGATGAAAGATGGAAACTATAGCCCACATCATCCGGTTCGAACACAGAATGTGTGCTGGACATCAAACGGGTTTTCAGTTATGAAAGATGAATCTGTCGAGTTGCCTCGAAAAGACAAACACATTAAGGGTCTCGAAGATGTGCGATTATACCACGATAGCGCAGGAACTCTACGATTTACGGCCACAACCGCGGAATATTCAGATAAGATTCGTATTCTAACGGGAGTGTATGATTTACGAAACAACATTTACAAGGAATGTCAGGTTATGGAATCTCCTACGGATGCGGAATGTGAAAAAAACTGGTTGCCGATTGACCGAACATCAGATGTCATCTACAAATGGCATCCTTTACAGATTGGTACATTTTCGGATAAAGATTTGAAGATTCATAAGGTATATCCAACCCCCTGGTTTTTCAAACATCTACGTGGTTCAGCAGTTCCGATACAAGTAGAGAATGAGATTTGGTGCTTAACGCATTTTGTGGAATATAGTAGCCCTCGTAAATACTTCCATTGCATTGTAGCTTTGGATAAGTCCTACAAGCCATTAAGTATATCGTTACCCTTTGTCTTTCGTGAAAAAACCATTGAATACTGCATTGGATGGATGAAAAAGGGGAATGTTCTCGAAATGTGTTTTTCGTCTTGGGACGATAACCCCTGTATGGTTCGTGTTCCAGTGAATACATTTCAGTGGCTTCAAGTATAGAGATGACGCCATGATTCATCTTTAGATGGAGTAGTATCTTCAAGTATATGTTTGGCTAGTTCAACATTAATTTCACAAGGGAGTTTTACTTTTGTATAGAATTTGTAACTTTTTGCGGTTTCTTCATCGGCGATACGAAGCAGATTGATTCGGGTTAACAATGTTTCTACAGCTCGCATTAATGTTCGTACACCTTCTTCTTCTTTAGAATATTCAGAAATCAGGAATTTAATAGCTTCATCCGTAATAGTTAAATCGTTCATTTTGATACGTTCAACAATTTGCGGCCAGATGTACTGTGTAAGAATGATTTTCTTTTCATCCGCATTGTATCCGCTACAATGAATAACTTGCATACGATCTTTAAGAATCGGATGAACATGCGATTCATCGTTAAAGGAGAATAAGAAAAGACACTGGGATAAATCGAAATCTATTCCGGAAAAGTAGCGGTCATGAAATTGCGAGTTCTGCGTTCGGTCCGTCATGTGGATTAACATGGATACAATTTCTTCACCATGCGGCGTCGTGGATATTTTATCAAGCTCATCAAAGTACATAACTGGATTCATACATCGCGCATTCATAAGCGAATCGGCTATACGACCCCAAGTAGAACCTTCGTATGTATAGCTATGTCCAACAAAGTTTGAACTGTCTGCTGCTCCGCCTAATCCAAAGAATTCAAATGGACGTTTTAGGGCTTTCGCTACACCATGTTTAGCAAACGATGTTTTCCCGATACCCGGTCCACCTTTTAGGGCAATTACATTTCCCACAGAAGAAGGATTCGAAATCCACTGCGCTAATATTTGCATGATTTGTGTTTTGGCCCCATTCATACCATATACAGCCGCATCGAGTGTTTTTCGCGTTTCGGCTAAGAATTCTGAACAGGGTTTTGGACCATCATCTATTTTTACAGGTAATGGCACAAAGGTTCCGAAGGGAATACGAAGAAATCCTTCTACCCATGTACGGAGTTTATGCGATTCTCCTCCATCCATATCCATCTTGTTCATAACATCAAGCTTTTTGATTACAGAGGCTTTGATATTATCGTTAATCGGAAGTTCCAGAATACGGAATTTATAAGGTACATCCCCATTCGAAACTAAACTAGCCAACTGTTTCATCTGTTTGTTTAACTTTTTCTGTTTTGATTTGGCGAGTTCATCATAGTAATCTTGTTCTTCATCATTCAATTCAAGAGCAGGGTCATCAGATTCTTTTTCTTTATTTGGTTTTAGTTTCTTTAATCGGCTATTGGGTACATATTTATTCATTAAATAATCCAGAAATTCACCACCTTTTTCTTCTTCCTCCTCTTCTTCTTCATAGTACAATTCATCATCATCTTCTTCATCATACTGACGATTATCAATTTCTATTTTGATTACTCCCCGTTTAGGAATAGGTAAAGTAATCATTTGTTGTTTTTCTTCATTATCAGACTCAGATTCGGTTTCTAGTGTTACATCATCCTCTTCTTCTTCAGTTTCAGAAGGCGAATAGTCTTCATCTTCTTCCTCGGATTCAGATTCCTTATCTTTTAATGTTTCATCTTCTATCCATTTAACAGTGTTATCACGTTTTCGTAGATTGTATCGACGAGTCATCCTTGCTGCCTCCCGAGAGGAAAATATAGAAACTTTTCGTTTTCTAAGTAATATACAATGGAACAATTAGAGAAAATTGTAGAGGAACTTGAAGTAGAAAATGGTAAACGGGCTGCGTCCGATCCCATGGTAAAAGCGTCCATTCAAGTGGTTGAAGATTTTTTAAAACATAATAAAGTACTTTGTTACGGTGGAACGGCCATAAACAATCTTTTGCCGAAAGAGGACCAATTCTACAACTATGATACGGAAATACCCGACTATGATTTTTTTAGTCAGACTCCGCAGGAGCACGCTATGCAGTTAGCCGATAAACTTGCTAAGCGAGGTATAAAAAACATTGAAGTAAAACCGGGTATGCACTTAGGTACATTTAAGGTCTTCGCAGATTTCGAAGGAGTAGCCGATATTACTGAACTTGAACCCGAAATATTCAAAAAATTATGGGATGAACATGTAGTTAAAGCCAATATTCATTATGTTACTCCAGATTTCTTGCGTATGTCCATGTACCTTGAGCTTTCTCGTCCACAAGGAGATATTTCCCGTTGGACCAAAATTTATAAACGTTTACTTTTATTGAATAAGCATTATCCCATTCATTGTAAATTGGACAAAGTGAAGAAGCATGACCCTGTTCCTAAAGACCTGAAAAAAACAGTCATGAATTTACTAACCAAAGAAAATGTAGTTCTACTCGGATTTCCTGCAGCAGAGTACCATCTAAAGGAGCCTTGGACAAGCCCCATTATGTTTCTAGCCTCCAAAGAGACGATCGATAAAATAACCAAGGGAAAAAAGACGATTACAAGCAAAGCTACTGAAATCTTACCCGAAATGACATCGATTATTGAAAAAGATGGAAGCATTCGTATGAAGTTCTACGAATCTATGGCCTGTCATAGCTACCACTCCGTTGGAGGAATTCGTGTAGCCAGTATTCCGACTATCCTTCAATTATTCTTTGCCTACCTCTATACGAACGCCGAACGAGGAAATATTGAAAGTGCGATTTGTGTAGCACAACGATTAATGGATTTGGCTTCCCATACATACAAGCGCCGATTTGAAATCTTGACCCCCAAAGAATGTTTGGGCGAACAAGAGTCCGCTACGGATATTCGAAAGAACAAATCCGTATTATATGAGAAATTATCCAAGAATAAATCTTCCCCTGAATTTGTTCGTTATTTCTTTACCTATAATCCGCATGCTACCAAAACACAGCGCAACAAAGCACGCGAAATTTTACGCAAGACACGAAAAACTAGGTTCGAAAACTCATAGTATTTAAATACTGATATGGAAGCCCCGTACAGGTCGAACAATCACTACCAGAAATATCTCGACGTCCAACTTCCTTTCGTCCTTGAATAAATTGTAAGTAGTAGTTATATCCATTAGGGGTACGGTTTGCAAATGCATTAGCACCCGTAGTGGAAGCAAAATTTTGATACATCAATTGTAACTGTTCTCGCTTTGTAAAATCGCTTGCATTTTGTAAACGTAATCCTGTAATTCCAGACACATCAATTCCTCGTTGTCCACCTGAGCTCATTTACTGATTAAGAAGAATTTAAACGTCCAGTGTACCATGTAATATCGAAGTAATCAGGTTTAGCAGCTGTAGGCATTTTGAAAGCCGGTGGTTCTTGAGAAGCCATAGTATTAATTTCAGTATAGCTTAGTGTTCGAGGGTAGTACAATACTCTACCAATAACTCCATCCCAATTGGGCCCCATAACTACAGGCTCTTCGTTTTGATTAGGAAGTTGGTTTAATGTATGATGTTGGCGTAATGTTCCGTTAATATAGATGTCTACGGATTGTTGATTCACCACGACGGCCAAGTGCATCCATTTCATCGCAGGAATATTAGGAATTAGAATAGTTTCCTTGTTTCCGTAGGTATCGATAGCCACAACTAAAGAATTAGAAGTACTATCGATGTAGATACCCGGGCAGTCCCCTTTACTTAAAATACGTCTCTGAGTGCCATAACCTATAGTAAAATCCTTAACAAGTAGCCACATGGTATACGTGAATGTAATTCCTTCGGGTTCATTGTTGGACAATGGAAGTATAACATTTGATTTTGTCTCTACATTACCTTGCTGTGTTTCGGAAACCAACATTTGACCAGTTGAAGTAGGAACCGCGGGTTTATAGAATATAAAATATGCGACTAGTCCTACCATACCAATAATCAGAACTATACTGACGAGATTCATTATCTTTTATTTAGAAACAAAGCCCCGTGAAGTTAATCGTAAAACAGGAATTGTTGGAGTTGTGGACTGTTTTGACGAAATCACCGGGCCATTAGGTGTCCAAACCATTTGTAACATAGTCTCATAATTCATATTTTCTTGACTAGTCATCGTATTCGGATTAATAACGCGATTACCCATTTTATAAATATAGTGAATACGGTTAGGTTCCGATGTATATTCATTCGTTAAAAATCCTGTCTTTGCTAACCGTATTGCCCAATCGAGATCCTCTCCACGAATAGAATCTCTAAAATGAATAAGTTTGGCCACATCCGACATCATAGGATTTAAATGATTTGGTGGACGAAGAAATACATTATCTTTTGCCATTTTTCCCGTTAATTTATTTTCAAGGCTATGTGTGAATGTATATTGATTTATTTGTCCACGTAATCGCATAACAGGATAATTACCACGAATAGTTTGTACTAAATCTTCAATATAGGCATCTGTGATATCATCATCATCGTCAATAAAAGACATATACTTTCCAAGACATTTTTGAAGAAGCTCTTCGCGTTTTAACCCGATACTCATTTCGCGGTTATCGAAACGCACACAGTACTCTACTCGTAAATCCGGTGCGATACGAGATAGTTTTTCACGTATACTCGACAGCAAATTGCGCAATCCGTCTTCTCGACCTGGAATAGTAGGAATTAGTACAGACCAATCATACTCATATGTTTTTCGTCGAATGTAGGTATACATGTCTTCGTTCCAATAACGCTGATTGATTTGATAAAGATTATCCATATTTTGCGCATATCCTGTACCGGGATGTTCATGTCGAATAATACAGTAGGGAATATAAGAACATATATTTTTGTACTCTTTTCTACATTGGTCCGTGAGTTCAGTATCGCAGAATAAACTTTTATATTCAGGATTGTAGATGAACCCCTGGGATTCGTAAAATGCGCGTCCATAAATACATAATGTATTCAATTTTTCACCTTGCGCTCCATCATTAAACCATAAAATACCATTTCGGTCAGGGAACTTGGCTAACATATGATTACGAATTACTTCATCATACCCACGAATTTGAGGAATCATATCATCTGAAACAAGGACAACAATATCCCAGTCCCATGTAATTTCATTCATATTCGCATTACAGGCTTGAATCTTTGTACGGTTATCCGAATAAAAGATTTGTGACCATGCGCATCTAGATATCACTTTTTGAAGCTCGGATGCATTTATCATCGAAGGATCCGATGTATCACATGATATAGCTATACCTAATTTTTCCGGTTGAGCCACTAGTCGTATATAACTTTTAATTGTTTCAAGTACTTTTTGCGGTCGAGAACGAGTCGGACACTTTAACAAAATTTTCATTATATTATTTATTCTAGAATGTGTAACTGCTTATTTCCTTACCTGCTTTATCTAATGTGCTAAATCGGAAGGTATATCCAAATATGGTTACGAAGGTAGAATTCGGGTCAACTGTATTTACCGGTGTTGTGCTAACAGGCGCTTGGCAACTGGTTCCTGCATTGTAGAAGGCCTTCGCATCATCCGGTCCCAGTGCGCTGGTATGGCTATGGAATCCACAGATAGAACCCGAAAAGCCTCCATTATCGCCAATTATAATATCTCCTACTACAGGTTTAGGAATACCCGGTAATACACAGGACTTGACTAAACGACCATTAATATAAATATCCAAGTTGCGTTGGAATACCGTTACGGATACGGAAAACCAAGATTGAAGAGGAACATTTTCAACTGTACATGTGAATGAATCTCCCGTACTACTACTCGTTAGGTTAGACGCTGTACCCGAACTCGGGCTATTCGGGTAAATCGCTACACGAACATTCAAACTATTGTCTGTCGGATGGAGTGTAATACGCGGGCTTTCATCGGTACCTCCGGATGAACCAATTCGTTTGATAACCTGTTTTTCTTGACTAAACTTGTAGTCCCAATCTTTGATATACATCCAAAACTGCATACCATAGTCTGCTCCTGCTCCAACAGGCGCTTCGCTAGCCGAAATAGTTGTCTTCGTTTTACCATCGACTGGCGTAGGTGTCATATCCGATGACGATGAGCTTGAAGGCATAATCGTACTTAGTCCTTGTCGTTTTCGAAGATAGTCGTAAAAAGCTATACCGGCAAATATAAGGAAAATTCCTCCAACGATGATACCTAATGTGCTTCCCCAGCTACTACCCGTCGAAGTTCCATAGGTCGGAGTATATGAAGAGGATGAAGAAAATGGCCAAAGAGATGAAATACCGGATGGTTGCGAGTAAGAGGGCCTCGAACTGAAGATTCCCATTTATGTTAAGGAAGGAACTTTCTTAATAAAGTATTTCTTAAAGTAATGGAAAAACGGACGAATACGTCGGTTGATACATTACAGCCATCTGTGATGTATTGCAATAATTGTGGAGGAAAAGGACATCTATTTCGTATGTGCAAGGATCCCGTGCTCTCATGCGGTATACTTTTAATCGATAATGGCTCTTTGCCTATTCGATCTCAAGATGTCAATATACTCATGATTCGGAGGAAAGATAGTATGAGTTTTACAGAATTCATACGAGGGAAGTACGATATTAACAACAAAGAATACATCAAAACTTTATTGAAAAATATGACATTAAAAGAACAGGCCCTTATTGCATCAGAGCCCTTCGAAGTTCTTTGGAAAATGGTATTTGGAGATGACAGAGCTTCTCCTGATTTTATATTATTTAAGGACCGGTTTAATAAGCTAGATCGAGTTGCGTTAATGAGGGAAAACCTATCCGATTATACGGAACCTGAATGGGGATTTCCCAAAGGACGGCGCATGCGCGGTGAGACAGACCAAGCATGTGCTATTCGAGAATTTACAGAAGAAACCAATATTCCGCGTGAAGCCTATGTAATATTAAGCAATATCGTTCTAGAAGAAACATTTACTGGACTCAATAATATCCAATATAGACATATCTACTTTGTAGCACTACTAAAGAATCCAGAACTTATAAATCTAAAACAAAAATTTACTCCTATGCAGCGTAGAGAAATATCCGGAATAGCATGGAAGACATTTGTTGAAGTCGAGCAATCCATTCGACCCCATTATATCGAACGACGAAATATGATAAAACAGTTATCCTATATACTTGAAACCTTCATGACAGAACCTTAAACCCAGGTCATGGGTGAATGAATTTCACGAAAATCTTGATTTGCTGTTCGAATACGCCACCATGAAGCTAGGACGATAACCCCTGTAACAAGTGAAAATACAACGATGACTGTAATGGTAAGCGGGTCCATTTATGTTATTTAAACACGAAAACCAGCAAAGTAAACCGTAATACAGTATGCTACTACAGAAATCACAAATATCCACCACCAAAGGGGCAAAACCGTTGCTTCTTTATCTTGAGTACCAAAAGGTCGTATACGTCCCTCACGCCCAAATGCAATCGCGGGCTTGAGGTACAGGAACCCCGCCATCAAGAACAGATAGATAGTTACCATCCACATACGATGGTTTTTCCTTGTAAAGTGTTCCATTATCAAATCCCTGCGAAAAACAATGAGCCGTCCATATGTACTACCGAATCGTAAGGCTTTTGCCGATGCGGTCGCACGGATTTTTCTGAAATACCCCCCACCCAAGCTTACACAAGAAGATAAGGATATAGATTTATGTTTGAATCGAGGGGCTGGTACACGCGAACTTCTTCCCCATCAAAAGATAGTTCGTGACTACCTAGCTAGCGAAACCCCCTATCGTGGATTATTGCTCTATCATGGTCTAGGTTCAGGTAAAACATGTTCCTCTATTGCCGTAGCGGAATCCGTATTATCCACGAAAAAGATTTTTGTCATGCTTCCCGCTTCTCTTGAACAGAACTACATTGGAGAACTTCAAACATGCGGTGCGCCGCTTTATATGTATGACCACCATTGGGTCCGTCATGCCATCGTCGACGAAGAATCCAAAAAGTTAGGGATGTCGCTAGGACTATCCGAATCTTTTTTGAACACAAATGAAGCCTTTTTTACCTCCCAACTTGGAGAAGAACCCAACTACAAAAAACTTGATAAAGCATCCCAAGAAGCCATCAAGAAGCAATTCAATGATGTACTTAAACAACGGTTCGAATTTATTCGATATAATGGTCTTTCTAAAAATAATATAAGCAAATATGTCCCTGACGATGGCTCTAATCCATATGAGAACAGTGTTGTTATCATTGACGAGGTCCATAACTTCATTCTTCGAGTTACAAATGAGTCCGAAATCGCCGGGAAACTTTACAACTTACTCTACAATGCCACAAACTGCAAAGTCGTCGCGCTCTCCGGTACGCCCGTCATTAACCGTGCGAACGAAATCGCCTTCCTTATGAATTTACTACGCGGTCCCATTGAACGGACCATTATTCCCTTCAAAGCTATTCCCACATGGGACGAAGAAAAGATGACAACCGCCTTCCGTAATTTACCGGATGTAGATACGATTGAGTACAATACGGTAAAGAAGTATGTGCTACTAACTCGAAATCCTCCGCATTTTCGAAGTGTATACAACGAAAAAGGCGATAGAACAGCCGTACAATATGTGAAAGATATGCCCTATATTCAATCGCCCTCCGAGTGGGTAAAATCCTGGAAAACCAAGATAGAAACCGATATCGGTGGAGCAGAAATCAATCTTGAACGAGTAACGATAGAAAAACTAGAATGTTTACCTACCGACTATGACGAATTTGCTGGACTCTTTTTAGATGGTCTTCAAATCAAAAACCCCGGATTATTTCAACGCCGCATTCAAGGTCTAGTTTCTTACTTTAAAGGGGCTGATGAACGCATGTTACCTCAACGCATTCTCGATGAACAAATGTTAGAAAAAGTGGAAATGTCTCCAGAGCAATTTAACTACTATCTCGATATACGTTTGAAAGAAATGCAGGCAAGCAAACGGCATGCTACTCGAGCTACAACGGATGATAGTATGAAGTCCTACCGTGTAAAATCACGGTTAGCCTGTAACTATGTGATTCCAGCCGACATACAATTAGACGATGATGCACTATACGACAGTGAAGAAAAAATACCCGAAAAGGACCACATTCTAATGCGCATATGGGCAAATTCAAAACGATATTTAACGAAAGAGGCACTGAAATCCTCTAGCCCCAAGTTACTTCGATTACTGAATAATGTGGAAGACAGTTTAGGAGGCTCAAAAACAAATGTAGGACAATCCGAATACAATAACCAGTTTGTCTATTCCAACTTCCGGTCTTTAGAAGGAATTGGTATATTTGGCGCGATACTCGACGCACACGGTTGGCAACGCTACACAATCATTAAGGAAAATGGTCAATGGATAGAGGACCCCCTAATGGAATCCGATAAGCCGGCCTATGCGCTATATGTAGGTTCACAGGGCTCAAATGATGAAGTCCTTCGTGAATATACCCGTCAAATCTTCAATAACCAGTTTGATGATAACTTTCCACCGAGCTTAAGACAATCTGTAGAAAGAAGAGGCAAAAAGATTTTGTGTTTGATTATGGCTTCATCGTCTGGTGCGGAAGGGATTACTCTACTCAATGTCCGTCGTGTTCATATTATGGAGCCCCATTGGAATCCTGCGCGTCATGACCAAGTTATTGGTCGAGCGATTCGTATATGTTCCCACGCAAGCTTACCTCTAGACCAACGTACTGTACAGGTGAGTATGTACCTTACTGTATTTTCAGAAGACCAAATCAAGGCGAATCCCAATGAGGCCAACAATATTGTACAAATACGGCGTAATGACCAAGAAATAAAACAATACGAAAATGGCCGAGAAAAATCATTCGTTACCACAGATGAGCACCTTTACGAAATTACCTACGAAAAAGATATCACGAATAAGCGGGTATATACTTTACTCAAACAAGCGGCCGTCGACTGCGAAATTCATCGTAAACTTCATAGTCGCGAAACTCCTGTATTAACCTGTATGCGCTTTGATAGCAATGTCACAGGTGAAGATTTAGCTTTCAATCCAAGCATTAAAAATGATGACTCGGATATCACATATAATAAAAATAAAACAAAACGGGATCGTACTTTAACACGCGTGTCTATCAAAGGCATGCTCTTTTTAATCGATAAGATTACCAAAGAAGTATTTGATGGACCGGCATTTGAAGATGAAGAACGACTACTCAAAGTAGGTATACTCGAATCTTCCAACCGGATACAGTGGATTCTTCCTTAAGCATTCAGAAGATCTTCTAAGAAATTGTCACATACCGATGACCAAGTTTTAAACTTATATGTTTTTGCAGCTTCTTTCATTTTCGGAAGATTTTGTATCGTATGGTCCAGTGCATTGGCCACATCTTCAGCTGTAAATTTAGGATACCATCCTCCAAGGGGCATTGTACCCGAAAAGTACTCATCTCCTATCGGTTTTATAAAGGTAGCTACGGTTTCATCTAAAAAGGAACGATAGCTACCTACATCCGTAATGACTTGAGGAGCACCCGTATACAAGTGCTCTAATTGACATAACCCGTATCCTTCTCCATCCGATGTGTTGATACCCACATCCGCTATATTATACAATTGGTTAATTCCGTCATCTCCCACAATATTCGGAGGAGATGTATCAATAAGCACTAATCGTTGAACAAGAGTAATCGGTAGCCCTGCCTTATTGAGTTCGCGTGTAATAATACGCGGAATATCATAGAATGCACCAGATTGAGGACTAATATTCGTTCCAATAACCAGATAGTACGGTTTTTCAGGATTTCGTTTTAATAACTGTATAAATCCAGAAACAGTTAAATCTAACCGTTTACGTTGACTATTTCGATTAAGATTGATAAATACTGTCGCATCATTCGGAATACCTAGTCCAGATCGAATCGATTGTTTAGATTCAGGGGTAAGTACATTAAACATCGTTGAATCCACAGCATGTTCAAGTATACGCGTATCTTTGAATTCTCCATACTCCAATAATTTTGTTTTCCAAGTATCCGTAAAGCAATATACCCGGTCAGCATGTGCGTGAATCTTATCCATAATTGGTTGCGCTATTCCTTCATACACTTGGTCTAAATAAATCCAAAGCTTATAGGTAGATGATTTGGGATCATGCTTCATAGACTCAATAAATCGATAAACAATCATGGGATCATTGTATATCATCACCACATCAGGATTCACCATATCTAGATATTCATGAATCTTATTGAATCCGAAGCCCTCTTCTTTGGGGCTTTCGTTTGCGCTCGCATCATAAATATTTACTCCTTCGGGTACTTTTCGTATATTTGCAGATTGAGGATGACGTTGAAACCCAAAGTGAAAAACTTTAACTTTGGGTACTAGAGTAGATAACTGTTTCAACATGTTATAAGCCACTTTGGAATATCCCGTGGTTTGGTCAATATGGGTGCTCACAAGTACAAATCGCATTGTACTCAAAAAGTTGCTTCTCTATAAATAAGTAAATGCAAGTCAATAGTGCCCAGGATTATTTAACGATGAAAAAACGACAACTGATTGCGAAGAGCTACTATACCACTCCTCCGCCGCAATCCAAAAAGTATAATTATGTATATACAGCTGTTACAGCCAACAATGCTACTCAACGACAACGATTTATTATTCCTGTGCAACCGGGTGCAGGAGCTACTTATGAAAACTGGTGCTGCGGAACCTCTGGTGTTCCCGGAGTATTTTCCGTTGTGAATACGAAAAATATTCAACTTGTTCGAGATATCAAGATGCCCATGAGCTTTACTTAAGTAGTCGTCGAGTGCCCCGACGTAATTTCGCACGATATGTTTTCAGTCGTCGTTTCGAACCTCCAATAGTTAAAAACTTATTAGGGTCTATACCTAACTTTGTTAAGTTCTTTTCTAATCGAGCACGTATTTCCTCTTTATTTTTTGTAGGTAAAGCTGGATTATCAGACATTTAAATTTACTTAAGAAGAAAGTTTGTCTAAATATAAACATGCCAGGTGGTTTACTCCAACTCGTCGCCGTTGGTGCGCAGAATGAGCTTGTTAACGGAAGCCCATCTATGACGCATTTTCGTGCAGTATATCGTCGTCATACAAACTTTGCTATGGAATCTATTCGAATGACCTTTTCTAGCTCGAACTTAGAATTCTCTACAACAGGTACCCGTACATTATCTTGTCGCATTGACCGATATGCGCAATTAATACACGATACCTATTTAGTTCTCACTTTACCCGATATCTGGTCCCCACTCGTCAATGTTGGAATTACACTCCCTACCGGGTACCAATCCAGCAACGGAGCCAACTCTATTGGTTACGAATTCCAATGGATTCAAAATATCGGATACAATATGATTGACCGCGTGGACCTCGTCATGAATGGTCAAGTTATCCAATCGCTTCGTGGAGAATGGCTGAAGTTCTATTCGTATCTTACACATGACCGAAATAAGCGTCTAATTGTCGACCAAATGGTAGGAAATGTTCCCGAACTTTATGACCCAGCAAATGCTTACGACCGTCAAAATCAATACCCACATGCAATTACACCAGTTACCCTACCTTCTGCTCTTCCTCAAACAACTATACCCGAACCGAGTATTCGCAGCCGCCAACTCGTAGTGCCCCTTCATTTTTGGTTTTGTGAAAATCCTGGATTAGCTTTACCATTGGTTGCTTTACAGAACTCGGAAGTTTATGTGAATGTAACTTTACGAAATTTGAACGATTTATATACGGTAATCGATGTGGATCCTACAAGTACAACTTATGGTCAGCGCATTAAACCTCGTGGGGACAATACAACAGGTATGAAACTTTTCCTATCTCCTCCAAATGTAGATGGTACACCAAGTAATACGCTGTTAACGACTTTCTTTCCAGATCCCTATCTAGAAGGAAACTTTATCTATTTAACGGAAACGGAAATGAACCAAATTGCTCGAGCAGATACTACAGTACTCGTCAAAACTATTCGCTACAAAAACAACGAAGGGCAATTTGGAGGAAATTCGGATGTAGAAATTCCCATGTTCAATTTAGTTACTCGACTAGTCTTTTCCGCACAGCGCTCCGATAAGATATTGACCAACGATTGGGATAACTACACAAACTGGACAAACCCAAAACGCGCACCCTGGTCCTCCATCTCCACCAATGTTCCAACAAGTCTGTACTCCTCCGGACAACAACAAGTTACATCCATATATCCCAAGGATTCAATGATTAATGGGTCATTACTATTTGACGGTAAGGACCGCTTTAGTACCAAACCACTTCCCTATTTTTCACTGTTACAAATGTATCGTCATACTACAGGGGATGCGCCAGAAATACCCGGTGTCTATATGTACTCCTTTGCTCTTGACCATGACCAATATCAACCTTCTGGAGCAGCAAATGGAAGCATGTTCAATAAAATTACTTTACGGTTAACTCTTCAGCAACCGCTTCCTTTGTCGACAACATCTACGGGCTTATCAACCTCCAATATTGTCTGTGTACTTAAATCAACGGTATTTAGCCCAAATCCAGTTATCATTCCTCCCGCACAAATATCCTTATATGACCCCAGCGAACTTGTTACTGTAGTACAAACCAATGACAATGTAATCTTTACATACACTTACAATGTAGGGGTATATGTTGAATCTATCAACTTTTTACGCATCGTATCCGGTCTGGGTAATCTTGTATTCGCATCATAATAATGGTAGTCATACTCTCAGCGGAATTCGGTGATGAACGTTCGTCCACGAACGTATTATCTTCATTGGTATCCAAATTTAAAGCAGATGGAAAAATAGATGTACCTGTAGATTCGGGTCTAATACCTATGGTTGTCAAAAATGAAGATTCTGTCGAGCTTACGGACCAAGAGGTAAAAGACGCAAAGGATAAAGCCATTAGTGCCTGCGGTGGGGCTAACGATAGAATATGTCTGGAACGAAAGACACAGGAATTTCAAAAGAATCGTATGGACGAAAAGAAACATGAAATTGAAAACAACGCAGCGAACATAATCAAGGGTCGACGATTACGCGTTACCTACAAAGATGAAAATGATAAGACACAAACAGTCGAGGTACCCGAAGGTCAGTACTTTAAACTTGGAAAGGACGCTATTGCAGAAGATAAAAAACCCTTTTCGATAAGTGATACGAAGATTTCGGTGGGCGGTACATTCTTAGAAGTATGGAAACTTATTCTTCTGTTGTTTTTTACATTTGTTTACGCATTCAGTATTTTGACTACATGGCGGACATTTAATGAATACGGATATACTTGGCAAAAGTATGTAGCGACTACGGCTTCTATATTAGTTCCGGGCTCTGGAATTATCATCATTCTTATCTTTTTCGGAATAAAGACATATCTTCAGAATAATAAAACAGTATGATTGAAGTCCGTTGGCTAGTAGCCGGAGTCATCGTCGGCATGTTAATTGCCACCGTCATTGTACCTCCTACGCGTAAAATCAAAATCTTACCGCAACCTTACGACAATAGTACATACCAAGTTGATTCTGGATGTGTGCGATTTGTATCCGAAGAAGTTCCTTGTACGCAGGAACCGGAATCATTGAATTTGCTTGCCAATAAGTAATGCAGTTTGTTACAGGGGAACGTGTATCCGCGGCCATCCAAAAGGCCTCTGGATTTTTCTCTTTTTTAATCGGATTAGGTATTTCTGTTCTTCTTTTTCATCGCAACTACTCGTCTATTAAAACGCCTGCCTTACCACTGCGCGATATGGTAGATAAGATAGTGAAATCCGATGGAAAATGCTACCGATATCGCGTGGAAGATGCCAGTTGTGAAACCTCCTCTTCTACATAAACAATGGAAGACGCTACTTCTTTGGATGCCCTTTTACCTTCGCCACAGGGCCCTCAATCGCAACCTCCGATGGTTCCTATGCCCGGTGTTATGAGCGCCGGTCATGCGCCCATGGCCCCTACATTCAAACCTAGTTTACCAGCGATTCGGTATGTAATTGGAAATGCGACGCTATATATTGCCATCTTTTTAGCCGGTGCTATTATTTCCTTATCGGCTCCTCGTAACCTGATTTTACAATATGTGCCCAACGCGTATACATCGGGCGGTGTAGTCAGCTGGACCGGTGCTGCAGTCTTAGGTGCTGCTGCCGTAATTATTACCAATATTCTGAATAACTTCATTTCGGGTATCTTTGGTTAATCATATAAAAACAAGCTCATGAAAATATACAATGTTCAACGTTATACCGGATTATCTCCGTCAACCTCCAGCCTGGTTTCATACAAGAATCCTTGTGGGACCTGGAAACATACTTACCCCTCGATTTGTTAGCAATAATCATATTACTCATGTTATCAACTGCGCTTTTGATGAAGATTCACCGGATTGGTTTCGCTTACGATATTTAGAGAGATATGCGTGTATGGAAGCCTTTGATTCGCCTATTCATAATATTCTTACATGGTACCCTAAATTTGAAGCTTATATGAAAACATTTTTACGCGAGTCCGCCGGTGTTGTCTATGTACATTGCCAAGCAGGAATGAATCGCAGTGCATTTTTAGCTCTAACTTACATATGTAAACACTTTTCGATGAATCCCGAAGATATGATTCCCATTCTTCGGCGACAACGGCCATGTATGTTCCAAAATGTCGTCTACAGGAACCAGGTGAAAGACTTTATAAATGGACATCTTCAGAGTGCGCAAAATTCGGGAAACATCGAGCAACGGAATGACATCGGGAACACTGGACTCCGTGCATCGGGAAATCGTACAGAACCTGCGCGAGTTGACGTCGACACAGGAATTATTACGCCTGGAACTCAATGAGAAACGTATCCAACTATCGGATCTCTATTCTCGGAATGATTTAAATAATATTATTGAAGCCAACCAAATCCGAGCTCGGATTCAAGAAATTGAAAAGGAACTTGCGCAAAGTAATCCGGTGGAGGACTACTACATGAAAAATATGGATATCCTCATTAAGTACTACAAAAAGCAAGATGGGGGCTCCATGGTAACGACCAGTACACCGAAAGATATGAATACATTTATGAAGTACTTTTCGGGTACACAAAATCAGGAATCTATTGGAGAAAGCCGTAAGCAGATGTTTGATGAATATGTGCAGCGTATGAAATTGTCGAATGGGCCCGAAGTTACGCAGCAACTGACGGAGCACTGCTTAGCCTGTAATGTAGCACGCGAAGAGATTAGTTCGGAAGGTACACTCGTCTGTCCCAAATGTGGAAGTGAAGAATATGCCTTGGTTGTTTCCGATTTCCCGTCGTTCCGCGATCCTCCTAAGGAGCGCAATAACTATGCTTACAAAAAGATTAACCATTTGAATGAAATTCTAAACCAGTTCCAAGCGAAAGAAAGTACAATTATTCCCGAAGAGGTGATGAACGAAGTTATCCTTGAAATTCGTAAGCGCCGAATTGACAATATAGCCGAATTATCCGAAGAGGATATTCGTCAAATCCTGAAGAAGCTCGGTAGGTCCAAGTACTATGAGCACCGTGCACATATTCTATCGCGACTGAATGGAAATCCTCCACCGACGATTACACCGGAAATTGAGGAAAAAATTCGGACTATGTTCCAGGAAATACAGGCGCCTTTCTTACTGTATTGTCCCGATGACCGCACGAATTTTTTGAGCTACTCGTATATCCTGTATAAGTTCTTTGAGCTACTTGACCTTGATGAATACAAAGTATTCTTTCCACTGCTCAAGAGCCGCGATCGTCTAATTGCCCATGACCTGATTTGGAAGAAGATATGCGATTACCTGAACTGGCAATTCATTAGTTCAGTTTAATCATCAAGTTCATATCCACGTACATGCGTTTGAGCATAACAGTCTGGAGAATAGTGACCCTTTCGACCGCATCGGTAACATGTGCCTGATTTTTTTGGTACATATACTTCTTCTTCATATTCGGATTCATTATTTGGACAACGATTCGCAAAGTGTCCTTTCTTTCCACAATTATAGCATTTGTCATTATTTCCTTTGAGTTCCATACGAAGCACATCTTCAACTTCTTCTGGTAATTCTACTTGACAATATGAACCGCCCCGAACATTATCTATACCGTATTTTTTCATATAATCTTTGGTAATGTTGTTCTCATCATGATTACTCATCATTGGACGGGTTTCAACTATTTTTATAGGAGTATATTCTTTAGTCCAACTACTTCCTTTACCCATTTTGTGTTGTTTGAATCGCTCTTGTACATCTTTCGCTTTACCGATATAATATTTATCATCTTTGAGTTGTAGCACATAAACAGATTCCATAATTGAAAAAGGGTTCCTGTGCTTCTTCATTTTTCCATTTTTAATTGTGTATGAACAATATACAATGAAAGAAACAATTCAGTGGTCCATGTACCTCTCGTTATTTGTTCAAATTTCTACACTCATATTTGATGGGTATGCCTTCTTACGGGAAGTTGCGCCCCAGTTTGAGATTCTTAAAACATTACTCAATATAGAAATAGTTGTTCAGTTAATTGAGCTCACGTTCTACATATGGTATGCATCAAACTTTCATTCTGTAGCCGAAGCTACATTTTATCGTTACTATGATTGGATATTCACTACCCCATTGATGTTATTTACAACCGTAGTATACTACGATTATCAATCCAAATCTGAAGAAGAAAAGGAGAATATGAGTATTCAAACATTTATACAGGAAAACTGGAAGGACCTCTTACTCATTGCAGCCTTTAACTTTATGATGCTTTTCTATGGATACTTGTATGAACGAAATACTATCGATTTAATGACTTCAACTGTACTCGGATTTGCTGGATTTGCGGGTTCATTCTATATTATGTACGATAAGTTCGCATCAAAAACTACAAAAAATCTACCGCTTTACCTATTCATGTTTATCGTTTGGGCGATGTATGGTGTAGCCGCCACATTTAGCTCTGCCTGGAAAAACATTAGCTACAATATTCTGGATGTTATTGCCAAGAACTTCTACGGTATATTCTTAGGTTACCTTGTCTTATCATCCGACCCTGCCAAATCAAACGAGTGAAAAAGGGTTCCTTCGCTTCTTCCTTTTCCAATTTCATAATTTTAATCATCATACTCTTCTATTAATTTTAATAATATATCCCCGTGGCATAAATTCGGTTTACACCAACATCCCAACCGTTTTCCTTTTAAACTTAATAACTCCGATACCTTAATCTCCTCATCTTCAATTTTTTTCCGCATATATTTCTCAAATTTTACTACTACTTCTTCCAAAGTTCCATCTTTTCCTACTTTAAACGGATTACAAAACTTTGAATCCTTTTTCGGAAATCGTTCTTTATCGACAAATACTATACCTTTTCGTCCAATATAAATATTGTTCGAATCTTCCATCCAATCCTTTAAATTATCATATTCCGGTCGAATATGACTTACTTTTACATTGACTACGCTCATTTTATATGCTATTTAGATTGTATGAATGAAATAAATCCATTTTCATATCTAAATTGAAAAAGGGTTCCTTCACTTCTTCGTTCTTCTTTTTATACATTTATCCATCTATAGTCATTCGGCAGTTCCAATCATCAGGTTCTACAATCATCGCATAATCTTCTTCTTCTTTCTCCTCTTCTTCCTCTTCTTCCTCCTCTTCTTCTTCTTTTTCATCGTCACTATCCTCTTCTTTATCGGTTGCATCTTCATCTTCTGATTCATCGTAGTACTTGTCAAATAATTTTTCCCAATCTACTTCTTCATTTTCGGTATCCGTATGTTCCATCTTATATCTACCTATTTGCCTGATTTGAATAAATTCGTTTTACGTCTGCGAGTTAGATACTTCTTTTTTCTAGATGATCCAGTATTTTTAATTTGTTTAAGAAATGATTTGGAGTTACATAATCCTATATCTTCTATTTCATATTTATCATCCTTACTGGCATATCCGCTATACCCATTACGACATAATGATTGAGCTTCCTCACTCGCGTAATCTTCAGGTGTATCGAAATAATATAAACTTGATGGAATTTCTTGTAAGTGTATCCGTATAGGGCTTATGACTTCAAAAGTTAACATAGTCTTTGTTTTGGATATAGACGCAAACTGCTTGGCTATATCTTTATTTTTTGTAAAAAAATGGTAATGAGTTGGATCGTTTGGTAAAGATGAAAACCCTCCACTATATAAAATAGTTCCAATGGGTATAGTATATTCCATTAATATTACTTATTGAAAAAGGTTTCCTATACTTCTTCCTTTCTCATTTTCATAATCTTTATTCTTCTTTTTCTTCTTTCTTTTCAAAACGGGCTAAGCGCAGTGCCCGCAGTTCCTCGATTGTTGGTTTCGGTGCTGTTTCTTTTTTTGTTTTTGGTTTAGGTGCTGGTTTAGGTTTAGGTTCGGGTTCGGAAGGAGGAGAAGGCTCTTCGACGATGTTGCTAGCCTGCACAGGAACTGGAGCAGGGGCAAGAACGTTACCCTGCACTTCGCACATGCGGGTCCACTGCTCTTTCGTGATGCCCCGAAGTTTACGAATACATATGGATAAATCTTTATTTGTTTTCTTCCCCTGATGTCGTACGTATTCGCAGTTCGTTACTACGATGTACTTTTCCCAAGGTCCTGTGCGCATACAGAGTGCGTAGAAAGTAGATAGTGATTTCCATGATACAATATTCCGTTTGATACTTCGGTGTTTTTTGTATTTACACTGAACAGCTACGTACATACCGCTTTCCGTTTGTGCCACAATATCAATACCCATATCTCGACGTTGCATAGATAATTTTGATAATACATCGTCCGGAACTTCCTCCAAGCGCCATACATTTTTGTACGAAAGCACATGCTTTAAGTACAAAACTGTAAATTCTTCAAAGATATCTCCTCGAATTTTCTTATTTTCCCGATTTCGCATCTCAGTAAACGTGTGTGCCGGTTGCTCGTACCAGCTTTGGCATTGCGCCATAAACGCATCGAACAGATTGTCCGGACTGCTTAATAAAATACTGTGTAAAGTAGATTGCATTTTACACAACCTAATAAATATGAATTGAAAAAGTCCATTTTACTTTTTCTCCCTTAATCCTTCTTTAATTCATTTGCTTCAATTTTTCATAAAGAATTTCCTCCTGTTTCTGGCGTTTCATACATTCCGTCATTCGATGATTATGCTCCCGAATATCGGTATAGACGCGGTCCAGTAAATCCATATAACGTACAACCGAATAGTTCGTGTGAGATTTAATTGTGTTTTCTAGTTCCTCTTTTTCTTTTTTTGTGTTGAGGTAAACCTGTTCCGTACGCGCATAGGCTTCTTCATGTTTTTGAAGTTCATTCCGTAAGTCATCTATATGTTCCTTTTCTTTTTTCAGATATTCTTCCAACCCTTCATTGAGGTCAGAAGCTGATTTAAATCGGTTCATCATTTCTTCTTCATATAAAATGTCCTTTCGTTTTTCTATGGCCAATGTTTGATCACGTTTCAGACATTTTTCTTTATATTCTTCCTCTTCTTTCTGTTTCAAATAACTAGCTTCTTCTTTTGTTAGATATTTGTAGTCAACGTTGTAAGTTACCCAATTTGCAATTTTGGTCGATCCTACAATCGGAGCAGGACCTGGTAATCCGTACCATGCTTGCGTAAATGTTATAGTTCCATCCATAGCTGCATTGTATAATTCACGTGCGAGTTTTTGAGATTTAATATCATAATCATTCATGATTGAAAAAGACATTAACAAGACATTAACAATCCATTTTCAGAATTAAATATTACTATTCTTTTCCTCTTTTTCTTCTTCTTTTTCTTCTTTTTTTTCAATAATCGTATACTTTTTTGCCCCGACCGCATGCCGTAATGTATATATCTTTTTTCGTTTCCAATCATTCCCTACAGCTTTTTCACTCATAAAATATATATCACCCGGTTCCAACGGAATCGTAATTCGGTCTCCAACGGGTTCCCCCTGAAGGAACCATTGGAAATGGATAGGCGTACCTACCGTACCTAACCGAATACCACACACACGAACCCGCTCGGAGTCGCCATGGTACCCAATTCCACATTTATCACTATAATATCGATTCCCCTCCATTTTCAAATTTTCAAATTTGGCCCCTACTATTTTTTTCAATTCTTCCAAAAGGGCATTGGTACGGGGAATCGTATCGAGCGCAATAATGCGGCCTTTACCTTCCTCATAACACGGCTCTTGCGCAACCGTATCGTAACACAAATTATGCCGGGCATGTTTATTCACCACTCGACCATACATTTTTACTTTTTTATCCCAATCCAAACCTTTTTGCTCTTCATACATTAAATCTTTCCATCCATCACCCATAATTACATTAATTCCATTTCGTAATACCAATACACATGCATCGGGGAGTTCCCCATTCGACAAGCTCACCATCATCGCACCATTGACTTTTTTCTCTATTTCTTCCAAGTCGGCACGCTGAAATCCCTGGCCTTGAGGGAGGGGCTGTCCAAGGCGCTGATTTTGGACATGATTTTCCGCACAGTCGCCTACCGTAAGCGTAATGACTTCTTTTAAAATAGTATCCATTACACCGCATTCAAAAATAATGACTTAAATAAATCCATTTTCAGATGTAAAGGGGTATATCTATGACCAATCAATGAGAATACCTTCAGGTACACGTCTTACGAATACATTTTCAAATCGCGGAATTAGTCCATTAATAAGTTCATCAATTTCAGGAACATAATCATAAGGCGACCATTCTTTCTGACAAGCAACAGATTGATCGGTAATGTGATAAATAAAAGACTTATTTCCATGACGCGCTGATTTGAGTACCATTTCACAAATATTATCTATTTTCATATTTAAGATCATTTTGTTATGTTCTTGTTGAGCCTCATGTAACATGGTTTTGGTAATTTTGATAGACATTGATAGAGATATTTCTTTTCAATGACTTTCCATTTTTTTGAGCTATATAAGACAATGCAAACTGTAAACCCTAGTTTATGTGTATTCCCTACAACAACTTTTGAACAACGAGTATTTTCTAGTAAAGATAATCGCGTTTTTCAGCCCGGAGAAAGAGTTTGTTATCGCAGTGCTTTAGATGAGATTCTTGCAGCAGACTATATTGACTCTACCCCAAGCGATATAGAGCGACACAGGCTTCGTCTTTATTTTCCTAATGGCGGTTCTCCTACTTATCCTGTTTTATGGTTTACTGTTGGAAAATTATCGCATTCCCGTCAAGTAGCTGAATTGGGTAAAGAATTTAATTTACCTCCTGAAATAGATGATTATATACATAGTCAAATTACAGGTAAAACACGTAAACAGGGAACTCCAGAACAAAAACGGGAAAACTTAAGTAAATTATCAAAAAAAATAGATAAAGAACTGGAACGTCAGAAAATGATTAAAGAAGATAAACCTGCAGCAAATAAAAGTAATACAGGTGGACGTAAATCCCGTAGACAGAAATCATCTAAACGTAGAAAGACTTTACGTAGAATATAATGAACAATATCGTACGTACACTAATCGGCACTAGTCCTCGTATATATAAACCTGAGTGGGTATACCAAACCTGTGTTCTTCCCGAAAAGTTAAAACATTTATGTAACGAAGGATGTATTGTTCGTCAAAATATAAATTTACCACGTTGTTCTATATCCAAATTTGACGAATGTGCGGCTATGTGTGATATTCATGTAAAGAACTGTTTATGTTATACTTCAAACGCGAAAGGTCGTCCTCGAGCACAATAGTTCAGTATTCTTTTGGTCATACCACTGAATAGTGGATACTACTTTACCCGATATGCCTCCATTCCAGATACTGCTGCTTGTGATATTGTAGTTTCCGGGTACCTGTGGGCAATCAATTTGACTACATAAATCTTCCTCTGTCGGTGAAAACGGGATACCATTAAAACTTACCGAATATTTCGCCGTTCCTGCGTCGATAGAGATTCCTTCAGGTACAGTATAGTCAATCCATAAGGTTGCATTTTCACCTACTACCGGCGGATTGGGCTGAAAATCTTGACTATTTATTCGGAATATGCTTTGGTCATTACAATCACTGACTTGACCACATGCGTACGAAAGAAAATAAAGAAGAATAATAGTGAACATCTTTACCTATAAAAAACGAACAAACTGTAAACTAAAATAGGGCAATTTAATGCGTTGGTATCCCAAAACACTAAAATGTCAAGTCTTTGAAGACGGAGAGCTTATGGACCTAAATACATGCAGTGACCCTGTTCTGGAATCCCTAGCCGATTCGATTATGGACCATTGGAAGACTCCGGTAAATTCAGCGGTCTGCTTTGATGTTGAAATATACGAAAAGCACTATTGGTTCAAAAAACCCAAAAATAGTATAGAAATCGTTGCCTATGTGCAGGATACGAATCAGCTATCGGGACGTAGACAAATTGATATTTCTAAACTATATGTTGATAAAATGGTTGGGCGGAAATTAAAGATTACTTCGAAGATGCGCGACCATTCATCAACTCTCGAAGTGGCGTTTGTAGCTTAGTATGGTGTTTACAAGGAATAAATCCCGAATGCTTACCCGCTTTGCGTTGGCTGCGGGTAGTCACTTCATAACAGAAGCTATCAATACAACATTGTGGATATCCATAGTATTTACCGTAATATTGCCATTGTTCGATAATCGAAGAAAACATTAGAGTCAACTTATGGGGAACCGGTTTGTCCATTTTTTAACCACTCTTCTATCTGGCTCCATAAATTCACGAGACCATTATAGGCACCTAATTTTAAACATTGTTGACTAATTTGAGTGCCCCGCTGGTCATGAACATCGATACTGTCGATGATATTCAAGAATGTCGGATATGTAATGTAATCTCTAACCGTTTTTTTCAAATGCTCACGTTGCTTCACTGTACAATCAAGAAAGGTTTTTCCAACAAGGACATCCATTATCTATAAGAAATCTTTTGTATCTAGATGTGTACTATGAATGAATATCCACATTCCTGATTTTTCACATTTCTTTACCATTTGCGGATTAAGTTTTGAGTGGTCTTCGTGTTTATATTTTTCATTCAGTTCTTCTATTTTATATTTGAATGTGTCAATATCAATATTTGCTTCTTTGATTATACGAACAATTTGGTCTGTTAAGTTATCCCGATTAAAGTTTGGTCGTTGACATTTTTGTTTAGTTGATACATGGTCTGGGTGCCGAATACATATTTCTTTGATAAATTCCTGAATTTCGGATTTAATACTTATTAGATTAGGATTTACGTATAACTCAGGAACAGATACCGCTTTATTTAGTCGTGCAAATTCTCGTTTGAGTAATTCATCGTCTGCATTCCAAATCATATCCACTAAAATGGGTTGACATACTTGTAGATGCTTAAGTGCTTCACGACGATGGTTTCCTTCATAACAAACAAGCTCATTATTTACAGAAGCTAAATATATACATCCATCCATTCGTTGACTTTGTTTCATTTCAGTTTCAATATCGACTACTCGTTTTTCATCCGGAGGACGGTTGTATTTCCAAAGGGTGATTGGTAACTGGGTAAAGACTTCAAAGGGTACAAGATAAATAAAATGCGAACCATGTTCACAAGCTACTTTTGATTTTTGAAATAATAAATCTTTAAAGATAGACATTGTAATTTTATTTCATTTTATCTTCTTAATCCATTTTTTAATGGAAAAATAGTGGCTAGCTATTTTTCGTTCTATAATTTCATTTAGGAATCGTAGCCATCCGAACCATCGTAGTTATCGCTATCTTCGCAGTATCGGCATCCCGAGCATTCTTCGCAGCTTGGACGAGTATCCGTATATTCGGCCGCTGCTTCTTCGGGGTTGATGTTATATTCTACCGGCGATTCCATAAGTTCGAGTTCCTCCGAAATATCTTTCGGAATTTGAATACGCAGTTCCCCCCATGTATTTGATGAAGCAGGTGCACGCGGTGATTCCGCAGGAGGAGTCGTATAGCCTGTCGTTTCTAAACGAACAAGAGGAGGCGGTGATGAAATAGGCGAGGGATTTGTACGCAGTCCCTCGAGTATACGAATATTGTGTTCAAAAGTTTTTAAGAACACTTTAAAGACTTCGATCATTCGATTATCATCCAAGTCTTGAGTAAATTGAGTTGAGTTAGTTTGATTGGCCATGTTGACACAACTCTATTGTCTTACTTTAAAAGAATCCATTTTCAGATGGGATTTAATATTTAGGTAACATCGGTTTCGCAGCTTTCCAGATAAATCCCGAGACTAACGCGAAGATAATCGCATGGGTTACGGCAGGAGAGGTGTACGGGGTACTTAAGTTTAAGAGTACACCGGGAACGAAGGCATAGAATAATACGGCGGAAAAGAGTAATTTGATCCACATGTTTTATTTACTCATCCGAAAATATCTTGGAACACATGTATGAGTTTATCATCCAAATTTTCCATGAAAATAAATACGGCGTAGACAAATATCATTTGGCCACCGAAGGACTCAATATAGTGCTCCAGGGCGCTCGATACAGGGAGGACGGGGATCCACGAATGAACAATGTACGTCAACCAGAAGGCAATTAGTACAATGATGGCTATTTCTAAAGATACATCCGCAAGCTGCACAAGATTCGGTAGGCGCTCCCAGTTTTCGTCAAACTTGGGGAACAGGTTCTTGAGGAGGTACGATATAGCCCCACCAAGGAATACATAAAATATAGCGACAAAGATTAGGTTTACCGTTAGGTTAAGAATATGCCCCTTCACCGACGGAATATGATTGAGCCCTATATTCTTCATTATATACCGGTAACAGATTCTTCATATAAAAGCTAAATTATTTAAGAAGTTGTTTTCTTCTCTTTAAATCCACGATAGTGAATTGTAAGTCTAACATGTGTTTCATTTGGACTATTTGAATCAGTGTAAAACATCCCCACATAATTTTGAATCCTAAATGGTCCATTATATGAAATGGTTTCATCTTCTTAAAACTCCATTAAACATGGACCATCCGTACGCGTTCCATCGGGGCACTTCTTATTTACGAACTTTTCCTTGACCGCTTCATAGAAAGGAGGTTTAGCTGTTACACCAGGTCCAGGCCACTGTTTGAAGGTTTCTTTCGAGAAGACTGCAGATGCTCCACCTTGGGAACCGGCAAAACATTTATCTTGGCCGGATACGCATCCTACACCGGGGCAATATACCTGCGAGCCCGGACATCCGTTGGGCGACATGCCCGGAATAGAGTACACGACGATAACTACAGCTACAATAGCTAAAACTAATCCCACCCATATCCAATTGATTTTCATTCGTTTCGCCATTTATTCTACAGGCTGGACATTCTTTCGTTTCGCACATGTATTACATCCCGAACCCGTTTGGGTTATCGATGTTCCGATGCCCCACCAGTACATAAAGAAGATAATGGACGCTAATAAAAGTAACCAGAGCCACATTTATTCTGTAGCACTATTCCGTTTTAACATGTTTAACTTATAGTGTTCAATGGGCATACCTTACTATGTTGCGTCTCTATTACGAGCGCACAAACACGCAAATATTGAAAAGAAAATTCATAATGAACCTGTAGAAGTCGATATACTCGGTATCGATTTTAACTGCTTTATTCATCGCTATCTGGACGATGAAAATCCAGTGGGTTCCATTATGGTCGCTTTAGATGACCTTCTAACAAAAACCGTACGGGCCAAAAAAGTCTTTTTAGCCTTTGATGGGTTGGTCCCATATGCAAAGATGGTACAGCAGCGCTATCGTCGTATGGCTCGACCAGGAAACAATATTGTATTTGACCGCCAGCAAATTTCACCAGGAACTCCGTATATGAAAGAACTGGCGGATACGATACAGATTATGTTTCAGGATATCGTGGTTTCGGATACGCTGGACCCCGGTGAAGGAGAGCATAAGATATTCAAGTGGCTTCAACATACACCCAAAAAGGATCGCGCTGAAATCTGTATTTATGGATTAGATGCGGATTTAGTGCTTATTGCGATTGCTCAAAGTCATCTGGGAAATATACGGGTACTTCGGGAAGTAGACGAAGAGAACCATTTTTCTACAATTTCTATTCAAGCTTTAATGAGTGTACTGCCTTTGGACCCACAGCGGTTTGTGGAAATGTCTGTGCTTTGCTTTGGAAATGACTTCATGCCAACGATAGCTATGTTTTCTTTACGGGAAGATGGGTACAAACGCGCACTATATTTTGCAGAACGAAACGATGCAGCAAAACAAGAAAAGAAGGTTCTTTTAAAACGGGCGAAGGATTCAGATAGACATATTATCGCACAGGATGGACATGCGTTAGAAGCTCGGTTTGGTGCTCAATGTATGGATGGAGTAGTAAACTGGGAACCTGTGGTTTATGCTTTCTGGAAAACCTATCGTTGGACATTACACTATTTTCAAACTTCGGATGTACTGGATTGGAAATGGTATTATCCCTATCCAGAGGCTCCGTTAATGGAAACAATTGATGCGTATGACCACGTGTACAATTTCACTTGGGAGAATCCTGTACTGGATTATACAGTAGAGGAGCAATTACAATTTATATTACCGGAATATAGTCTTCAAAAAACAGGATTACCGAGTATATATCCCGATGAGTTTTACGATGAAGAAACCGATAAGCGGTACCCATGGATGAAAAAGTTTTCTTGGGAATGTGAACCTTATATTTCGTTACCTTTTTCTGGGTTAACTAAAATAGGCGAATACGCCCTCCGACGACTTTAAATCCGGCTTTTGGTGTAGGTGTATTGAACCGGATAACAGGAAGTTGACGAGGAGTCGATTCTTCAACGTGGTTTTCTACCCAAGAACGAGGAATGACTACTGACTCATTGACAAGTTGAATATCAAACTTGGTATCTAATCGGCTAATGTAATCAATTTCAATCTTTTTCATTTCAAGTATCTTTTTTACGGCGACAACACCGGTTATATCTTGCATGGTTCTCCAATACCGCAAGATATGATTGATATACGATATGCGATAATCGGAGGGTGTTCTATTTTCAATGTTCTTTTTGAGTACGGACATACATTCTTCCAGCGTTCCATATATAGGCTTGGAGAGTCGTGCGTTTACAGTATTATGCGCCCGAAATGCAAACATGGCAAAGTTTTGTCGAGAATCGAGCATATTTGGAAATCGGACACGATAGTTGGCGAGCATAGTTGTAAAGTGCCCCTTACAGTGCACGCATGTGATGGTATCGCGGAACATATCTAACCACGAGTACATAAGCTGCTTTTCACTGGATGTTGGTTGAACAGGATAAGATGTACTTACGGAATGTAAAGTCATCCATCCTAATGGGCCCCAAACGGCTGTCATTATTTCAGTCCGAGACAATCATACCAGCTTCCATTCCGCCTTCCAATATTTCTTTGGCGAGTGGCTCTGGCGTTTTTGAAGAAATTGGTATACCGGAAGCCTTCAGCACTTGCCGTACCTTTTCAATAGGCATATTTCGAACCGTTTTACGAATATGGTCGCGACGATTTGAAGCGCCTTTATCCGTCAAAATGCGTATCGTGGATTTGCGTACCGGAGGAGGCTTGGATGGGTCGCGTACTCCTTCAACATGTACTTTTGCTCGTTCGGTTTTGCCTCCCTTTTTGAGTACACCGCGTGGAAATGTGCGCATAGATTTCTTATGATTCTTCTTTGCTGGCGGTGGAGCAGGCTTGGGCGTGGATGCGGTACCTCCTACTTTTACAATTCGAACGTTATCTGCCATTCGTTTATAAAAAACGGATAACATTATTTACAGACAATAGCCAACATATTATTACCATGGAGTGGCAAGCAGTTCAATCTTATTTTGCGAATGGAGTACGACGTCTCGTGGATCACCAAGTTGATTCGTATGAAGATTTCATTCGTAGTAAATTACCTTTAATCATTCAATCTACACCTCCTATAACGGTATGGCATGAACAAGATCCGAATATTAAGAAATATAAATATGAATTCCGACTATCCTTCGAAAAAGTGACCTATATGAAACCGCGTATTCAAGAGGCCACTGGACGAATTAAACCGATGTTACCTATGGAAGCTCGCGTTCGTAACTTTACTTACTCTGCGCAAATGTATGCAGATATACGGTTTACGGCACGAACATATAAAGGAGAACAATATGAGTCCTATGATGAAGAATCTCGAGTCTTTGAAGGAATATCCCTTGGTAAGCTCCCTGTTATGCTTGGGTCTAGTCTCTGTTTACTCAAGGACTACCCACTGTCCCTCGAACAATATGGTGAATGTTCGCATGACCCACTGGGATACTTTATCATCCACGGTTCCGAACGGACCATTCTCTGCCAAGAAAAGGTGGCAGACAATCGAATCATGGTATTCCAAGCGAAGAAATCAGCTTCTAAATATACCTACACCGTTGAAATGAAATCCTTATCCGAAACCTTTACGATGCCTCCTAAAAAATTAGAAATTCGATTATCCTCTAAATTTAATGGATTTGGTTATCCTCTACTCGCCTGTGTTCCCCGCTTCCGTGAAGATATTCCTGTTATGGTCTTCTTTCGTGCCTTGGGTGTAACATCGGATATGGATGTTGCGCGTCTTGTTTGGGGCTCCGAAACGGATAAAAATGTACAGCTGTTGGCGGCTTCCTTTCGTGAATGTGCGGAAATTGGTATCTTTACCCAAAATGAAGCTATTGCCTATTTAACGAATCATCTTCAGTACGGTACGACGCAAGAAGATAAACAAGCGTATGTGAAACAGCTGTTAACGACCGAGTACTTACCGCATGTGCGATTTGCGGGCGAATCTATCATGCCGACTACGCATAATGCTCGAAAATGTATGTTAACTGCTTCAATGATTCGTCGTTTACTCTTGACGGATAAAGGTCAAATTCAGCTTGATGACCGTGATGCGTATCCAAATAAACGCGTAGTGACTACAGGTGCCTTATTAACCCACTTGTTCCGTCAACTCTTTCAAAAAGTGTGTAATGATACGCGTAACGAATTTGTACAAGAGGTCAATAATGATGCGTGGAAAAAAGGTGCGGATGGTCCCCGTCCAATGGAAATTCTTAACATTAACAATCTTTACAAAATTTTGAAACTGAGTACGATTGAAGGTAAACTTAAACAAGCTTTGGCTACGGGTAACTTTATGGTACAAGGATTAGGTACATCGAATTCGACTTCCTTATCGAATGCAACTAAAGTCGGTGTATCTCAAGTTCTTGCGCGTATGTCGTACACCAGCACATTAAGCCACCTGCGTCGTATTCAAACTCCTGTAGAAAAATCGGGTAAATTATTAGCACCCCGTAAACTACATGGTACGAGTTGGGGATTTGTTTGTCCGGTTGAAACTCCAGAAGGTCATTCTGTAGGTATCGTGAAAACCATGAGCTTGTTAACCAATGTATCTCAACATGTTCCGAGTAATACGGTATTACATTTCCTCCAAGATTGTACGGGGATTGAATGGTTACATACTCCGCAAGTATATACCGGAACAGCGATTACATTAAATGGGGTTATTGTTGGATATACAAAACAGCCGTTTGAACTAGTGAAATCCTTACGCGAAGCAAAACGTTCTTTCCGATTACACCCGCATGTGTCTATCGCATGGTATACTTTACTGAATATGATTATCATCGAAACAGACAGTGGACGATTAGTACGACCTGTATTTCGAGTAGGTGTTGATTATCCTCCGGCGGGATCAGACTGGACTACTTGGTTAAAAACATGTATCGAATATATTGATGCTTCTGAAACCGAAACATTGCGTATCGCCACTTCAAAAGATGAATGTACTCCTGAACATACTCACTATGAAATCCACCCAAGTTTATTGTTAGGTCATATGGCATCGAGTATTCCATTATCCGACCATAATCAGTCTCCTCGTAATACTTACCAATCGGCTATGGGTAAACAATCGATGTGTATTTATGCCGGTAACTATGCAAAACGGTTAGATAAAAATGGGTACATCTTATGTAGCTTAACCCGTCCGCTTGTAGAAACTCGAGCTATGAACATTCTTAAAATGCATGAAATGCCCTATGGTATGAATGCAATTGTAGCAATTGCTTGTTACGGAGGCTACAATCAAGAAGATTCGATTATTATGAACCGATCTTCGGTAAGTCGTGGTCTATTCCGAGGATTATACTATACCATGTATAAAGATGAAGAACATCGTAATGTAACCTCTGGTCGGGAAGAAAAATTTATGAAACCAAATAAACATAATACACGAAAATACAAAAATAGTTCTTATGCAGCTATCGGAGATAACGGTATCCCGATTATGAATACCGTTCTTCAAGAAAATGATGTTGTTATTGGTAAAGTGGTTAATCTTCGTAATGATACTGCCGGATATACTTACCGTGATGCGTCGACTACGCATAAAAATACGGAACCTTGTCGTATCGACGGAGTATGGCAAGACAAAAATTCGGATGGCTACCCCTTCATCAAAGTGCGTGTAGTATCTGAACGTGTACCGCAAATTGGGGATAAATTCAGTTCGCGTCATGGTCAAAAAGGTACGGTGGGTATGTTGCTTAACGAAGAAGATATGCCCTTCACATCTACAGGTCTTCGTCCGGACTTAATTATGAATCCCCATGCGGTTCCTTCGCGTATGACGATTGCGCAGTTGATGGAAAACATTTTCGGAAAAATATGTGTACAAAAAGGAACCTTAGGGGACGGAACGCCTTATAGTCACTTGAAAGTAGAAGAACTCAAAAAACATATGCTGGATTTAGGCATGCACTCGTACGGTAACGAAATGCTGTACAATGGTCAAACGGGTGAAATGATGCAGGCGGAAATCTTTATGGGTCCCACATTCTATCAACGCTTGAAACATATGGTGATTGATAAAAAACATAGCCGGGCTCGAGGACCAATTGTATCCTTAACTCGTCAACCTTGCGAAGGACGAGCCCGTGATGGAGGATTACGTGTAGGAGAAATGGAACGAGATTGTATGTTATGTCATGGTGCGGCGGCTTTTACAAAAGAACGGTTAATGGATGTATCCGATCCTTTTGAAACAGATATCTGTAAAACCTGCGGTACTTTAGCGATAGTGAATGAAAATGAAAGCATCTACTCGTGTGGAACTTGTGGAAACAAAACTGAATTTATTCGGAAAACGATTCCGTATGCGATGAAACTGTGGATGCAAGAACTGGAAGCGATGCATATTGTTCCTCGATTGCAGCTTGATTAGGTTCGGGTTCAGGTTCAGGAATAACGGGAAGTTCGACGGCTTGAATAGGTTCAGGTTCAGGTTCGGGTTCAGGAATAACGGGAAGTTCTATAGGTTCGGGGATAGTCATAACTGTGGGCACCTCAACAACCTGTACAACTTCTTCCGGTTTTTTCGTTACAGGAATAGCGGCTTGTTGCACTTTTTGACCAATAGTTCCTAAAAATCCTAGACGATTCATTACTATTAAACTCTACCTTTTTTTGTTTTCCGATTGCGGTATCTGTATTTTCGTGTTGTTTTGCGTTTACCTCCTACCTTTTCTATAATTTCATTATATTTCTTTACATATCCCTCTTTGATTTCCTTATCATAGACTCCACTGAGTTTATCAAGAACCATACTGTCCATTGATTTTTTATTTTTTGCATCTTCTTCTGCCACTCTACTTCCCATGACTCTTACCACATTTCTATCTACATAGCTTAATGGTTCTCGTTGTAATGTTTTATATAGGATGGCTCGTTGGGTTCTTTTTTGAGTATTCTCCATTCTATTAGATTTAAGGTAACATATTTTCAAGATCATTATCCGAGCGAGAAGGTTTTAAATTCATAGGAGGTGTGGCTAATCGAAAAGTGCGACGATAAGCTAACGCAATACCGCAAACACAACAAAGAATTAAACTACACATTGTTCCCGTAGCAAGAGCAGCATCTGTATCCATTTGATTATAAAACCCAAGCCTTCAGTAAGTCATTTATTATGAAAGCATATGTACTATACAATGTCATTGGATATCGTAATGGGCCCCATGTTTTCGGGAAAATCGACCTATGCACTGTCGTATATTCGTCGTCAACGGGCTATCGGTAAAATCGTTTTGGTCATTAAGCCCAATATTGATGTTCGGTATTCTGTAGATGAGGTGCTTGTTACACATGATAAGGAGCAGATACCCTGTAGTATATGGAATACAGATATTCGTCTTCAACTTACCGAAGCTTCAAAGCAAGCCGATTGTATTGTATTCGAGGAGGCCCAGTTTTTTCGAGGACTAGCCAATTTTGTTCAACAGTTGATTAACGAGGAGAACAAGAATGTACTTATCGTGGGGCTCGATGGGGATGCGTATCAGCGACCGTTTGGGGAAATATTTCAATGTATCCCGTGGGCTACCCATGTGACAAAACTGAACGCACTTTGTCGAATATGTAAAGATGGAACATTGGCCCCATATAGTCGACGAATGACGGAAAATCCTAATCAAATTGATGTAGGAGGCTCTGATAAATACGAAGCGGTTTGTCTACGGCATTTGCGGAATTAAATAAAGGCGCGCCGAGAACGGTCCATAAATTTTTTTGTTGACGCTTTACAAACAAATGGGTGGTGGTCTCTTACAACTCGTCAGCTACGGTGCTCAAGATATCTATATTTCGGGTAATCCTCAAATTACCTTCTGGAAAGTGTTATACAAACGACACACCAACTTCGCTATGGAATCCATCGAAGTAACCTTCAATGGTCAAGCCGACTTCAACAAACGTGTTACTGCGGTCATCAATCGTAATGCCGATTTAATGTACCGTACTTATGTTCAAGTCGTTTTACCTGCGGTTGATTTAGTCAATGGTTCTACCAACTTAAATCGTTTCCGTTGGTTAAACTACATCGGTCACCGATTAATCAAAGTTGTTGAATTAGAAATTGGTGGTCAACGCATTGACCGACAATATGGTGACTGGATGCAAATCTGGACCCAATTATCTCAAGATGTTGGTACTACTGCGGCCTTAGACGATATGATTGGTAATACCCACGATTTAGTCTTAATGAAAGATTCGAAAGGATACTCGTTAGATGCTTCTTGTGCGGGTGCTGAATTAACCAACTCTTGTGCTCCTCGTGCTGGTACTCCTGCGAAAACTTTATACATCCCCTTACAGTTCTGGTTCTGTCGTAATCCTGGTTTAAGTATTCCTTTAATCGCTTTACAATACCATGAAGTTCGTATCAATGTTGAATTTGAACAATGGATCAACTGTTGCTACTATGAACAAACTTCGGGTACTGCTCCCTCGACGGCTATCCAGAGTTTAACGGCTGCGTCGTTATACATCGACTACATCTACTTAGATACTGAAGAACGTCGTCGTTTTGCCCAACAGACCCATGAATACTTAATTGAACAACTCCAATACACGGGTGCGGAATCGATTACTTCGTCTTCTAATAAGATCCAGCTCAACTTTAACCACCCTGTTAAAGAATTAATCTGGGTAGTTCAGCGTGACTCGTTCGTCGACTGTACTCCTGGTGTAAACTTCATCGCGGAAGTAAACGGTTGTCAACCTTTCAACTACACGGATGACTTTACCACTGAAGGTGTTGTTATGGATATCTTAGCGCGTGGTTCGTTAGGTAGAGGTACTGGTGGTACTAACTCTGGTGCTATCCCGACTACTTCTGGTGATGGTCCTTCGGGTCCTTACTTACCGGGCTTAGGTATCAACCCTGGTCCCAGTTTAGGTGGTGCCTCTTGGTTAGATTCGGGTTCTGATCAAGGTGAAGAAGTCTTTGCGGCGACGACCAACTACTTATTAGCGAAAGTTATCTTAGACTCGGGTGTCAAATGTTCTGGTAAGAACCCCGTAGAAGTTGCTAAATTACAGCTCAACGGTCAAGATCGATTCACTGAACGCGAAGGACGATATTTCGATCGTGTTCAACCTTACCAACACCATACTCGTACTCCTACTCCGGGTATCAATGTATACAGCTTTGCCTTAAAACCGGAAGAACATCAACCCAGTGGTACTTGTAACTTCAGTCGTATCGACAAAGCGACTTTACAACTCACGGTTTCCGTCAATACTGTTCGTAATGGTCGTACTGCTCAAGTCCGAGTTTATGCGGTGAACTACAACGTCTTACGAGTTATGTCGGGTATGGGTGGTTTAGCGTACTCCAACTAAAGAGTTTATTTGTGTATTGTATTATTGCTGTGTAACACTAATGTGATGTTGTAATCATTCTTGTCAAACACAGCTAATAGATAAAAAAAGAAAAAGAGGTCGAAAGATCCAATAACTGTGGTTGGAAACCCAAAAACAGTTACGAATATAATATAATAATGTTTTTAAAAAAACCTAAGTATAATATTTATTGTTTTTGGACCGGTTCAACTCCAATGAGTGAAAACCGAATTCGTTGCCTTCAAAATTTAAGAGAAGTTTCGGAATGTAATATTATACTTGTAACTCAAGATAATCTATTGCAGTATATAGTTCCAGAATATCCTCTACATCCTGCATATTCGTATCTATCTGAAGTTCATAAATCGGATTACTTACGATGTTATTTTATGCACGTTCATGGAGGCGGTTATGCAGACATAAAGCTTACCATGGGATCTTGGAAAAAGGCTTTTCGTGATATGGAGATAAATCCATCTGCATATATTAATGGATACCAAGCAGGAGGTCCCGATAATGTTTCTGCGGATGAACTAAAATCTGAATGGACAGTGCTATTAGGACCTTGTCAGTTTATTGCTCGTCGTCAAACCGAATTTACAAAAGAATGGTATTCTGAAGTTTGTTGTATTTTAGATAGACATCTTGAATCACTTCGTAATAATCCAGCTAAGTTTCCATATGATTGTTATCCAAGTGAAAGTGGATATCCTATAGTATATACAGAACTAATGGGTATACCTTTCAACAGAATACAATATAAATATCGTCATAAAACTATGTTCACTGTACCAAAACATTACTTATCGCATTATAGGTAATAAATTCATTAATAAAAAATATACATAGCATAAATGAACACATTTTGTATAGTCTATCTGGCTTCTCCAAAATCACACCATGCTTATAACAACATAAATGAACCTTCTCGATTGGAGCTACTGAAGGGGTCTATACAAATTACAAGAAGACTTTTTCCAAATACAGATATCATAGTATTTCATGAAGATTACACAGATAATGAGAAAAATCAAATACCAGAGGTAAGTTATTTTGTTCAAGTTGATTTTTCAGGTAAAGAAAGTATAGTAAATACCTCTTTGAGAAGACCTTATGGATATTTGATGATGTGCCGTTTTTTTAGTGGCATAATGCAATCAAACCCTATATTTCAAAAATATACACATTATATGCGCCTTGATGATGATTCTTATTTTATGGAACCTTATCTTACCGAAGAATATGTAAATACAAAATTGTTAAAACATGATTATGTGTATCGTTCTATATTTGGAGATTTACAAGATCAACAAAGTTTATTTGAATTTACTATAAATTTCTTATACAAAGAAGGATATGGTAAACATATTCCTACTTTGATAAAAGAACTTGAAAAGAAGCACGTTGTAAAGAATGGATACTATACTGGAATAGCACCTTATAATAATTTTCACATATCAAGTTTACGATTATGGGAAAATTCACTTATCAAACGATATATCCAAACATTAGAAGAATCGAATGGGATACTTCAAAAGGGATGGATGGATGCAAACATTCACGCAATGATTATTTATATACTTACTCTATTTGTAGGAATGAAAATACATCATGAAGCAACATTTGGATATAGGCATAACAAACATGTTTCTCGTATGGACTCAAATACTATAGACTATGATCAGGCAATTCCGTTTGGTATTTTACCCTCTCAAAAATAGCCCATCCATTTCGTTCTGTTTTAGAACTTGCTATTTCCTTCCAGTCAGAGTTATTCGTAAGATATTGATAAATCCAAGCACATTTTTCTGAACAAATATCATCTAATATATAGACTTGAATTGATGATTCTTTTTTTAATTGTTGAAACTCAAAATAAGTTAAATATTCTGCTCCATCTAGCAATACTACTTCTGGACTGTCAATTGGAATATAAGGGCAATTCCAGAAATTTTTAATATCTTCTGTATGCCATTCTTCTTTTACATTCGGAAAAACTTTGCGTACTTCATAAAAAATAGGACATTGGCTATTTTCTAATATACGACCATACTGAATATGAATTTGTGGAACTGAACTCCATAAAGATCGCGCTTCTTTGAATCGATGCTCATTGATTTCATAACTTTGCAAAGTAGGTGAATCCGACCGTTTCGAAAACCCATCATAAAAACAACACGTTGATCCACGACCATTCCACGTACCAATTTCAAGATATTTGTGAAATCGAGTATCCTCTGCGTATTTTGAAATCCACTGGCCAAATGGCTGTATCAATTGAATCTGACCTGTATTTTGGATTTGAACTCTACCGTTAATAGCATATTGACCTTGATAATCCTTAAAATTATTCATTTATTATTATTCATCATTTTTACAACTAAATCCTTGAACGTGACTATTGGTTTCCACCCTAGGACTTTATTTGCCTTGGATGAATCTCCAATTAATAAATCGACTTCTGAAGGGCGATAAAACTCAGGATTTATGCGAACAACAATACGATCCTTTTCATCACGCCCTATTTCAGATAATCCAGAACCTTCCCAATGTATTGTATGCCCTATTTCGTTCATAGCTATCTCAATAAACTCACGAACAGAATGTGTTTCACCCGTTGAAAGAACATAATCATCCGGAGCGCTTTGTTGAAGCATACTCCACATACCTTCTACATATTCAGGAGCATATCCCCAATCACGACGTGAGTCAAGATTTCCAATTTCTAATGTAAAAGACTCTTCTTTATACAGACGTTTGATACCCTTTACAATTTTCTGTGTTACAAACTCTTCTCCCCGACGCTCTGATTCATGATTAAACAATATACCATTACAAGCAAATATTCCATAGCTTTCCCTATAGTTACGAACAATCCAATAGGCATAAAGTTTAGCAACTGCGTAGGGACTTCGAGGATAAAAAGGGGTTTGTTCTGTTTGCGGGGTTTCGACTACCTTACCAAATAATTCAGATGTTGACGCTTGATAGAATCGTGTTTGGGATATCAATCCAAGAGAACGTACCGTTTCTAATATACGAAGAGGTCCCAATGCATCTACATCTGCCGTATACTCGGGCTGACGAAAAGATGAATGTACATGCGATTGTGCTGCTAAGTTATAAATTTCAATACGATCATACTGCTGTAAATCCGAAAAAACATTCCGAATAGATGTTACATCACACATATCGGCCTCACGAAGAGTTAACTTAGGATTATGTAATATATGCTGTATTCTCGACAAATTAGATGTAGAAGTCCTACGAACTAATCCCATAACTAAATATTGCTTTTCAAGTAATAATTCGGCTAAATAAGATCCATCTTGCCCAGTTATACCTGTAATTACTGCAATAGTTGACATTCTTTGATTAAAGTAAACGGTCTTTAAACGCATCACGTAACCAAAAAATATCTAAAAACTGTTGGTACTTTTCTTCATCCCATTGAAAAGAGGATATATTTATGTCTTGAAAATTATCAACAAGCAAAACAGGCCATTGTTCATACATATCATCTAACCCCGAATGTTCTATAATAGGTACAGAGCCCATTAACAATACTTCACATATACGGTGCGTATCTATTCCGTTCCCTTTTTGACAAACCACAAATTTATATTTACTTATTTGTTTCATATACTCTTTGAAAGGTAACTTAGGAAGAGTAGGAGTTAATTGTCGACTTGTAGCTGTAGTGTTATGATAAGGGATACACACAGACTCTAGTTTTTCATCCCAAGACACGCGTTGTTCATGTAATGTAACGAGATCTTCATGATTACCGTTCACACGTTCACGTTCACCTACACCAATCGGTACTTTTGTTATTTTTGGGTGTGAGTACTCAATATTACATCCAATCCATTTAAGAATATTTGGGTTTCTACATATTTCTTCACATTCACTTTTAGTTGGAGACAAATCTGAAACACCGGTAACTAGTGTAATAGGCGCATCTATTTTTCGGGTTTCTAAGAACCAACTTAACAAATCAGTTTTTACAAATACAATATCTCCCTTTGTTAACGGTTCATGGTATGAATAGCTGTGCTGTGGAGTTACTCCAGAACCTGCATAGTTGATATCATAGACTACATTTGCTAACAAAGGTAACCGATTATAAGATAGGTGACGCGGATATTTTTCCCAGAACTTTTTTGTTATTATATTTTGTATGAGTTGTTTCCATTGTCGTTTTACATTTACTATTTGTGATTGCCTGTATTCACGATCATCTATGTATTCAAACCCTTCTATTAGATTAAATAAATGATGAACTGAATCAAAATAATATGTATTGGGTGACTGAAATATATTATACATATCAGCTAGTTCAATCCAGTTATTTGTAGATTTAAAATAACTTAAATCAGATGGCATGTACTCACCCCAGTAAGCATATATACTTTGTATGTTAGGATTTGCTTTCCAATATGTTTTAGAAGGGAAGAAAAGAGGGCATCCTGCAAAATAATGCTCAAAACAGCTCATTAAACTTACTTCATAAGGGAAGTTAATAACTCCACGATAAGATGCTATATCGCTCCATTCATGTGGATGAGGTAAATCTTTTTTATGAGTTATCAACGGATGTAATGGTAATTCCCCATTATAGCATAAAAATGTTGGTTTTGTAGGTGCATATGTAGTATTTGTATATAAACATAGTGAAGGTATATATTGCGATTTCATTCCTGAACCTAAGTATGTATATAACTGATCCGCCTTATTATTCGATACAATGGTTAAAAGACCATGCGAATTTAATCGATCTAGGCACTCTTTCCACTTTAGTAACATATTCATATCTTTTGTCCAGCAGAAAGGAATATCATAACGAACAGCATTTAACATCAAAATAGGTTTATTGTATTTTTCATATATCATAGCAAAGGAGCTTGCAAATCCTACTATAAAACCATCAAACGACCTTAAGAACGAATCGTATTCTTTTTGAAACTGCTCTATCATAGTCAAATTTAAGTTCCTCCATGTAGCCGGATTAATAATTTTAGGATAATCTTGATTACGTTTCATTACCCAAGCGTGACCAGATAGACACCAATCTACAACTTCGATATCCGGAAAAGCTGTTTTAAAATCAGCAATTACCGAAATATGAAGATCCATACAAAAAAGTTTCATTTACAATATTCATTGTGAATAATATGATAATAATGAACGTGTTTTCTTTTTGTCTATATGGCCCTTACAATAGTCGTTACTACGATGGTATGATTCAAAACATTCAATTAGCGATTAGGCACTTCCCAGAGTGGAAAGTATATATTTATATTGCTCCAGATGTCGAACCTAGTTTTATACAAACTATTCGAAACTATTCAAATGTAATATTACTCGAAACGCATGAACTAGGTGCAAAAAATATGGTACATCGTTTTTTTGCAATCGATGAACCTGGAGTAGATATTATGATGGTTCGCGATGCAGATAGTCGTATTCATTGGAAAGATCGATGGGCTATTCGTGATTTTTTAGATCGTAAACATTACATTGCACATACTATACGTGACAACGTTCAACATACAGCAAAAATGATGGGTGGCCTATGGGGTCTACGCAAGTCATCTGGAATAAGTGTAAAACAGTTGTATTCTTCTTATATCGAAGATATCTCTCAAGGACATAGAAATGCACACGACCAAAACTTTTTAGCAGATATAATCTATCCTATTGTACTACCAAAACTTCTTATACATTATAGTAATGGTAAATACATGAAAGGGGAACATGCTATAGAGTTCCCTTTTGAATGGACCAATGATATTTATTGTGGTCGAATTGAAACAGAATTTATTGACCGTCCAGAACCTAAATCGGGTATATTTACCTTACCGAATGTTTCTATAATTGTTAAAGATTATTCACCTTCTATAACCCAACCAACTAAAAATATAATAGCAGCAGAACCATATTACAAGATTACACCCACATCAAACATATTAAACTTTCTGTACAAGAAGTAAATGCAAGTAGGTTCTCGTTCTCAAGTTATGCACGGTACAGCTCATCATACCTCCGGTGGGTTAACCAAAGGTGACCTCAAATACAACAAATGGGGTCGTATCGTTTCTCGTAAGAAATCCATGAAAGCCAAGAAAGAAAAACGGCTCGAAAAAGCGGGATATAAAACACGCAAAGGTAAATTTGGCGCGGTAAAGAGTAAATGAGCGTTAACTGGTTAGCACTTTTATCCGCCGCCACATGGGTAGACTTAATATTTATGTTCGTACATAAGTTCATCTACTCGATGACAACTTCTCTTACCATTTGGTACGCTACATATGGTATGACTGCAGTCACTTGCGATGTCCTTGTTCTCGTACTTGGAGTCGCATTAGCTAAATTCTTATTCCCGATGTCGAATCTCATCATGACATCCGTAGCTGTCCAATTGATTCATGATATCCTCTTCTATGTTGGAGTTATTGTTCCTTTACCCGCAGGTCAGAACTCGGTCATTGACCTATTCAAACGATATGCTTCTGAAGGAGGCTGGAAAATATTAGCTGCCGATTCCGCTATGATTGGATTAACTGTTGTAGGTATGGACTACCTATCCGACATTCCTACGGACCACATGATATTCCTCGGGTTATTAGCCGTGTACTCATTAACTTATCTCATTTATACTAAATAATGGGTGGAGGACTATTCGGAACTCCGTTGTACTTAAATCCAAAATGTCTTGCCTTTTCGGCATTTGTATTATTCGTTTACTGGATGCCCCATGCGAAGGAATATACACATAAAATATTCGTCAACGTTAGTTTAGCTATAGTGGCATATATCCTATTGGCTTGGTATGATATGATTTATGACTGTAATGACCGATATGGCCCTACATTCTTCGGATGGTTAACAGGATGGCTAAAACCAAAAGAATACAACGAACAATATGAAGACCTTCCTATCAAATACAAAAAACTAGTTCGTGCAGTAGATATCTTGATTCTACTCGTTATGATTGGATTACTTGTTTATCCATATATAGCTTATCGTCGCTGATATTTCCCTAGAGAAGAATAATGGAAGCTTCCTCAATAGCACTAGGAGTACTGGGTACTGCTGTAGCCGGATTACTTGGCTATAGTTACATTAAACGACAACAAGTAGGTGAACTTAAAGATTATAAAGATGAAGTATGTCGGAATCTTTATGGTCAACACAAAATATTCAGCGAAAGAGAATTAGACAGAGAGCTAAGAAAATACATATTATCTTCAACTCAAAAAGAAGAGCATCAACGGTTAGAGGACTGCAGACGGATTATATTTCCTCGTAAATGGTTTGGTGGAAAGAAAACACGAAAAGTGCGTAAAGATACTTTCATGTCTCGCCGTAGGTAGATATAAATGAGTGACGACCTCGTAGTTGCCAAAACTGTCCAAACGGCCCCTATTCGTACCCTCGCCGAAGGGCTCAAATCCATGTTAGTGGAAATGAGCTTTGTTTTTGATAAGGATGGTATCCGAATGATTGCTATGGATAATGCCCGCACGGTTTTAACCCATATGCGACTCCATGCTAACAAATTTGAACATTATGAATACAACCATTCTTTTCCTAAATTAGATGTAGGTTTAAATACGGATCACTTTTATCGAGTTGTCAAAACGATTACCAATGATGATACGATTACATTTTCTGTATCTCGATCGGACTCTAATCATTTAACAATCATGTTGGAAAACGGAGAAAAGAAGCGGCGTATTCGTTATAAACTCAATCTGCTTGATCGCGATGATTCAGATATTACTATGCCTGAAACTGATTTTACTACGCGCATCACAATGCCGTCTTTAGACTTTCAAAAAATATGTCGAGACATGACTTTATTATCCGCTAAGACCGTGGATATTAAGAATGTAAATAATACTCTAACATTTACCTGTAAAGGACCTTTTGCATCACAGACAGTGACTATGGGAGATAGTGCTTCGGAAATGAATATATCACGCCAAGAAAATGATGAAATTGTATCCGGTACTTTTAGTTTACCGCATTTAGTCCTGTTTACCAAATGTAGTAACTTATCCAATAATTTAGAAATCCATATGAAGAATGATGTGTTTTTAATGATTCGCTATGTTATTGCGAATTTAGGAGATATCAAGTTATGTCTTATGCCCTGTTCAGCCTAAAAGGTTTCTTAGAATTATACAATGTCGTCGAATACGCAGAATTTAGAAAACGCTATAGCGAATATTGTACAAAATGAAGATGAAGATGATTATGAAACAGGAGCGGGTCGCAATAAAACTATGCGTAATATAAAAAGTTTTGAAGGAGGAATGACTCGTCGAGTCACCGTAAAAGGTGGAGATATCGTTACTGAATTATTAACCATTCGTAACCAAATAAAACTCTATCACTGGCAAACAGGATCCTTTGCACGCCACAAAGCCACTGATGATCTGACGGCTACATTAGACACAAATATTGATACTTTTATTGAATCTTTTATGGGACGCTATGGTCGACCCAAAGTTACCGGTTCGATTAAGTTACATAACTTTACAGAAGAAGCCGCACGCAAATTTGTTGCCAAGAAAACAACCTATTTAACGAAGGTATTACCCAAACACATTGGTAAAGAAGATACCGACCTTTTGAATGTTCGAGATGAAATTTTAGGGGACCTCAATAAGGTTTTGTATTTGTTCACTTTAGCTTAGAAACAATCTAGTTGCGCCGTAATATCATGGCTTGTATTTGCATTTCCACCCGTATATTGCACTTGAAGATGGATGCGGTCTCCAGATGCGAATGTTTGTGAACCACTATAAAACGATTTTAACGTTTCCGCATTACTGAATACTAACGAGTATCCCGTTACATCGGCAATAGAGCCTCCAGATGGAGTTCTACGTACGGTGAAGGTTGTTGTATTTCCTGTTCCCGGTCCCGTCGACATAAAGATTGCCATACCAGATAAAATAAACGGTTGTTGTACTCGGTAAAATGCTGGAACTGTTAAACTTGGGTCTGGAAATGTATTGTTCGTAGCTGCTTGGGTTCCAGGCCACATATAGGCGTTTGATGAACCGCCACTCGTGAGGTCCCCCTTTAGACCATAGTATAAAGTAGTTGGATAAACATAGGTAGAGAATCCCTTTCCACCAGCAGTTTTGGTAACTAAATCAACTCCGGGTCCTAGTTGAATACCTGGACTAGCTAAATACGTAGGATCTGTAATTGTAGCTGGAGTAGTTTGTAGTATATCAGAAGCTGTATAGGATTGCCCTGCTGTGGGTGTTACCGTTCCCACCGTAGAAGCCCGAAGCTGAATCGCACCTGTTAATCCATCGTTAGTTTCTACACCGACATATGAACCTGTAGAAGCAGTGTTGGTTGGTTGCGCGACGTATATATTTGTATCTCGCAAGGACATTTGACAAGTATCCGTAACAATAATCCCTCGTTTATTTCCGCCACCATTGGAATACACATTAATCGTAGAGCCTTTCACACAATTAAACGAAAATGATGCCGCGTTTAATGTACCTGTGCCACCAGCATCTATACCATACACATTCGATGTTCCACCGGATGAAGCACCCGAATTATCAACGGTAATAACACATGTTCGGATTTTGGAGGTTACTGTAGAGCTACCACGAAAGACAATACCTTTCAACGTATAGTGTCCAGAAGAGGTAAGCTTTAAAGTAATATCTTCTACTCGACAGTTTTCACCCACAGTTAACAAGTTTGTATTGGCAGATACACCGGTCATTTGGATAGTCACTGTTTGTACATTTAATCCTCGAATAGCTACACCATCGGGAAGAGTAATGGCTGAAGCTAATGTATAGGTTCCGGGCAATACCCAAATGGTTTTACCAGACGTAGCGGCAGATACTGCGGCTTCTATTGTTTTGTAAGGATTGCCACCTACAGTAGCTGTTGCGTCATTTCCATTTATCGTGTCTACTCGCAAGACATTACCTAACAATGTAGATGGTCCCGTAGGACCCATAGCACCCGTGGCACCTGTACTGGATGCGGTACCGGGTATACCTTGTGGGCCAGTGGGTCCAGTAGGGCCATTTTGAGTAGTAGCGACTTTTCCAACACCTGGAACATAACGATACAAAGGAGGGCCTGATAAAGGAGGCACAACCGACATTATTATTTATTATGTGGGCTAGATAAGAATGAGCGGAAAATTCCCGAAATGGAGACCCGATGATTCAGTTCAACTTGAATTGAAAGGACTTTATAAAAAGAAGAGCGCTCATTTCATAAAAAATAATAAGAAAGAATAAAATGAGTGAACAACCTACCGAAACTGAAATTGCAGAGCGGATTGCCTCTAGTTTGTCGAATACCGATACGGAAACAATCTTAATGGCTACTGAAGAATCTCAACAAAAACTTTTAGAAGAATTACTGGAATTATTAAAAGAAAAACAGGCGAAAGCAGCAAGCCCTTCGGAAGAAGAGTCTACGCCTAGTTCTTCGACTACTGCAGATGACGATGTTTATGGTGGCCGACATACGCGTAAACGTAAAGGTAAACGTGGAACTACTCGAAAACGACGAACTCATAAAAAATACTAAAGAAGTATAAATGGCTGCCGTTTTAGAAAAATTTGATAGGTTACAACAATTTTTAGTAGAACAAGAAAGCATTCCTATTGAACAAGCTACTCGTATAGTCAATTTTACACGTTCTTTGGATACTCCTAACCAGGGTGGAAAACGACGTCGTACGCATGCGAAAAAGGGGAAAGGTCGTTCCCGTTCTCGTCGACATTAATTTCAATTCTTATTTGCGTGATACATGCGGTTTGTAAGCAATATCACCGCTCACTTTCATTTTTAGAGTGGGTGAGAATAGCTTCCAATCTTCAATAATTGTCGATGTATTCCAGAATTTGATGATATGGAAATGATTTTTAGGCGATATTGAAACACCGGCTATATATTCGTTGTGCTTTTTTAATAATTGACCTGCTAGGGCGTGAACCATACAGTCGAGAAATACGTCATATGTTTCATTTCCATCTACTTTTTTTGACCAAGCACCGCCTTTTTTATGTTCAGGTGCATCCCAAAGCGGCCGATAGCCCTCTTTCATTAAGAAGAACATACCGGTAGTCCATTTATCTTTTTGGATAACTTCAAAGATATCCCAGAAATCATTTGCTGATTGAATTGTTAAAATTTTGGTATACGATTCTAAAGAATAGTTTGTATCGTTAGGATCGTGGTACCATAAAACCCATGTATTTGCTAAAGTACTCATTGCACAGGGTTCCATTATATATCTATTTATGATTCCATTTTTATGTAAAAAAACGAATTGTATTTACGCCATATAAATCAAGGTGTAACATGGATGTACTTACTATTTACTCTATTCGCGAACAACCTCGTAATGAAGTTGACCCTTCAATTTTAGAAACTATTTCAAACTTAAAAATCTCGACGAAACTCCCCTTTAAAAAACCGAATCCCAAACGTCGCCATAATCATAACCAAGAAGAACCTGAAAACTGGCGCGAAAATGCTCTGAAAGATATGGTTCGCAAGGTGCGTGAAAAAGACGATGCAGATTACGATACAGTGAATTCTTCAATTAATAAACTTACTAAACAAAATTATACTACAATTACTGAAGTTGTAATAGAAAAAATTCGTATACGCGAGGACTCTTTCCGACTACGCGTGACAACTCTTCTGTTTGATACTTCTGTTCGGCAACCTAACTCATTCTTCGCTCCCTTATTGGCTGACTTATATCAAGATATTACTCGAGAATATCCCGAAGCATTGAATGATTTAATGACGCAAATATCTGTATTCGATACACTGTACGAAACTTCTGAAGGTATCGTTATCCCACCTTCTACGGATGCCGGATACAATGAAGCTATAGTTAAATGGACGAAACAAAAAGAGTTGAAACGAGGATTTGCGACCTATTTATCTGAACTCTATGCTCGCAGTCTAATTAAAGAAGAAACAATTATAGCTATGATGAATTCGGTACTTGACGATATTAAAGATACAATACGCTTACCCAAAACCGAAACAACGGAGCAACATGTCGATTCTCTTGCTAAATTTATATTCATTTTAGCCGGTAAAGTAGCTATCAAAGAAAGTTTAGAAGCTATTCTAAAAATTCCTCGAGCCGAAGTACCTTCTCTAAACATGCGTTCTCGCTTCAAACTTGAAGATGCCATGAAAGCATCCCGGTAAATTTACGAGCTATCTTCTCGTTAAAAATGCGCAGAATGCCTCCGTGCTCCCAAACAAATGAGTCAAGTTCCTTCCGCAACTGTCATGGCCCAGGCTGCTAAAATTTCTATTCAACAAGACCGACCTATCTACCTAGATTACTATAATGATAGTCTGAACCAAAAATGCTGGATTGGTATTCAAGGAAATACCAAATTTTTGGTTAAATCGGATACAGAATATACTTCACCGATTAGTTCTATTATGCGAGTTAAGGAAGAAAATATATATTTAATTATTACTGAAAATAGTTTATATATTGTTTCGGCATCAATTGTCGGTAAACGCATTGTGTCTAATGAAGCTTAAAGTGAACCTTTTTGCTTAAGATATATGGAGTTCCCTCCTCCCCATAAAATAATCTATGAATGCTTAAACGACCGTGAAACACAATCTTATTGGTTAGCGTACAAACAACAGTATGCCCATCAATGTGATTTTGAAGAAATCGACGCAGCGGTCATGAATAGTATGGAAGACTTTGCGAAATGGATTACACAATGGATGTCCTTTGCTCCATCTCAAGCACATATCCGTTTTCGAGTTCTGATGGTTTGGCATGCGCATTTTTTAAGTTTGGCTTGTCAACAGATGCTACGCCGTTCATTGGAGCAGCGCAGTTTTCGGTGCCGAGTATGGTTTCATATTGAAGAGCCATTATTACAGTCCGCCATCATAAGCCGTTGTATAGTCAAATGCTTACCTTCGTATTCTCATATTCCCAAAATTGTAGGACCCCCGTTAGATGTGTCCTTATGGACAGACCCCCGCAAAAATGAATCTTAAACGAAACAACAATAGAATAGTAATGAGAATCTACACGGATGGAGCCTGCTCAAATAACGGGAAAGCCAATGCCAAAGCTGGATATGCAGTTTGGTTTCCTGACCACAAATCGCTTTCCATGTCGGAACGGTTATCTCAATCGGAACCCCAGACCAATAATCGCGCTGAGCTAATGAGTATTTTAAAGGGAATATCCATCGCTGAAGATAACGGATTTATAGACGAAGACTTGGTTATCTACAGCGATTCACATTATTCTATTGATTGCTTAACGAAGTATCTTCCTACTTGGGTAGCCAATGGATGGAAAAAAAATGACGGAGCTGATGTGAAAAATCAGGACCTCATTAAGGACATAAGTCACCGTCTTTCCAAGTTTAAAAGCCACCGCTTTGTTCATGTACGCGCACATACAGGGAAAAAGGATGATTTATCTGTAAACAATGATATCGTGGACCGCATGGCACAAAAAACGATAGATGATACTGTACAGGTAACTTTACCCGAAGTCACGGATGAACTCTTTCCTGGGTGCGCACTTCGTTTATTGGGTCCACCTGTAGCCCAATCGGAACTCGTCGATTGGGTAAAAGCGAATATAGATACATTAGATCAAACCATTCTTCATAAACACTTGTTCAAAGCCTTCACTGAAATCTGTAAGGAACGTGGAATCAACCTAACCAAACAAACAATTGCAAAAACGGCAATGGTTCGAGCGGAAAAAGAGCATTTACAAATAGAAACACTAGTAATACATAAGAATGAGTAACATAACTGTATTACACTTTTGGTCACCTACTTGTAATCCCTGTAACGTCATCAAACCGGCGATTGAAGACCTTAAGGAAGAGTTTTCGGAGGCCAAATGGGTATCGATTAATACGCATAAAGATACGGAAGGCTACTCTGCACGATTTAAAGTTGCAGTAGTTCCTACGATTGTTGTATTAAAGAATGATATTGAAGTAGGGCGCCATTCGGGTTCGACAATTGGAATATATTATAGTATCCTTCGTAAGGCTTTTTCTGCTTAAGAGCCCGGGCAAGTCGTGACCGGAGCCGAACCTGTACCTAAATTACGACTAGCGATTTCCGCAAAAGCTTTTCGGGATTCATTAGACGACATATCGGGGTAACATTGACCATTCGATAAACATACATAAGGATTACCACTTTCATCTACAAAGGTACCTTCTTTTCCTTCTTTTAAGTCCGTACGCGATTTGCGCGGGAAAGGGGAAACAACACTGGAAGGAAGACTATTCGGGTACTGAGATTGAACGACGGCATATGATACACCTCCAATGGTTAATCCTTCAAAGAAGGCTACTAGACCCTTTAACCAAATAGATTTGAACTTATCATTGGCTTCACTGCAATCTTGAATCACATAAATTTGCGCAGCGTAGAGTACGAAGAATAATAAGAAAGTAGCTGTCGTATTTACCCAACCACGATTATTGACTAAATCAAAAATATAGTAGAAGAAGATAGTTGCCGTTACAACTAATGTTTGAGGAGCATATGGGTTTCGTAAAGCACTAAATCCTTGAACTTCGCAGGCATTATAATCTTCAAATAATTTACCTGTTTTTTGTGGTGATGGTGACAATGCATTGGCAAATGGGTTTGCTTGAGAAGGAGGAGTAGTTGAAGTTTGTCCCGTGGCGATATTTTGTAATCCTTGAAATCCATCCAGTATACCAGACCAAAAGAACTTGAATATGTAGTTAATCGGAATAGAAAGCACTCCAATTAGACTGGCAATAGAATAGACACCTTCGTAGGTAATCATATCCGCGATTACACCAAAAAGGAGTAAGATATGTGGAAGATAGCTAATGGTATCTTTAATTAAACCCATAGCTGCTGATGGAACAGAAGCACCGGTAGGTGTTGTACCTGATTTAGTAAAATGCACCGCTACTAGTGTTGCTGCAATTGAAAGAATAGCTGTTACAGGTATTGACCAGTTCAAAGGATTTATTTCTTGACTAGGCATATTGTTTAACTCTAATACTTGTTTTATTCACCTATAATAATGGGAAATAGCACAAGTTCTCCACAACGTGTGACTTCGTCGACACCTTCCACAAAATCGCCCCCAATCCGAAAAGATGACCCTTTACCTGATACAGCGAGCATTGATGGTATATCTGTAGGCTCCTCTCAAGGTTGTAGTGAATGTATTCTTACTGTATCTCAAGGCATATCTTCATCGGCTGCGACAATATATCGTAACCAGGCGATGATTTCACTTGAAACATGTAATAAGTTTAATATTGATGTTCAATCGGTAAAGGATAACAAACTTTCCATTGAAACCTTTAAACGAAACCTTCAATTAGGAACATATTATCAACCAAACAATGATGGTACATGTACAAAAACCTTTTTTAAACCTGAAGATTTGAATACAGTGACAAATATAGACGGTATTCCTTGGAACAAATCGATGAAGGGCGAAACAAAAACGATGACAGATAATCCTATTGCGTTATCTTCTACGAAATTGATGATTAAACCAAGTATCCCATTCCGTATGTTTTTTAATGGAGAACAGATTGATGTCAAACTCATGACTCTATTTCATCCTTCCCCCATTCGTATTGAAAATGTACAGCATGATGCCGTATTGACGTTGGGCGACCCAGCTGACGCAGGCGCAAAAACGATTGTCATGGTTCCTCTTGTGGGCTCTAGCTTACCTACACAAACTTCCTCTTTTATTGCGAAAATCGCAACCTATATTCCAGGTGCACTGGTAGCGAATTCGTCTACAGGCTTGTTTCAACCGGTAGATGTTCCTACAGGAAATGACTGGAATTTATCTACAATGTTACCCGGTTCCCCTCGAAATGGGGAAACTGTAGTGAATGTCGGTTACTTTTCCTGGGAAACTGCACCTAAACTGGAGCCTCGTTTACGAAATATAGTTCGCGCACCGGATAACCTTCCCGATGTTCATCAGTATGGTTGGAAACCGGCAGATAATAGCCGACCTACACGATACATTATGCTTAAGGACCCCATATCGATAAATTCCTTTGATCTTCAAACGATTCGTATGTTGCCTATTACTTCCCCATCGGAAGCTATAGCGCCACCGTTGATTGATACATTGGTGTATAGTCCACCGACGACTTGTAAAGATAAACCTTACGATAAGTCCTGTGACCCCTTTGCCAATATTCCCGTAAAAAAGCCTATTGACGCAGATGCTCTTTGGCAAACATTAGTAGGAATTCTCGGTGGACTGGTTGTTCTTGTTGGAATTTACTTTGCTATCAAATATGCTGGGGATAATAACTGGGGGCTCTGGTTAAAAAATAAGGCAACGGAATTAAGTAAGACAAATGTATATATGATAATTGCTATAATATTACTAGTAGGTTCAATTATAACATTTGTTTTACCTTCTGTAATTATTACGGGTATCGATAACAGGATTTTATATGGAATTGGAGGGTTTCTTCTTATACTGTTGTTGTCCGCTATTTTTGGTTATTTTAAAAGTACTAAAGCATCGAGTTCTGCTTCTGCTTCTGCTACAACAGGAGTATTGCCATCTATATTACCTGCAGCAGGCCCATCTGGAACATTTAATATTAATAATATTCTTCCTAATCCAGCTGCGGGTACAGGATTAACTCCTTCTAGACCTGCTACCCAAACAGGTTTAACAGCAGCAAAAAAGATTAACGCAAGTCTTACAAATACATCTAAAATTAAAAACGAAGCTATAACTCTGTTAAAAAATAAGGGTAAACAGGTTCCAGCTACGATTCAAGGTTTACAAGCAACTCCTGAATGGAGACTTGCTTCTGCTAATATTAATAGTGGTAGAACTACACCGCGAAGAAGAAATGTAACAACTATTTAACCGTGTGTATGACGGTAACCATATTCTATCATATCTTGGTGGTCCTCCGTAGTATGGAGCTCCGGTTCATCATCAAGTACCTCTGTTTGTATGTACTTTACAGCCAGCTCTTCAACCGTTAATGTTTTTTTCGGTTTATAGGCCCGTGTATTTTTCACGGTTGTCCAACCAGCATCTTCATCCGTTTCATCTTCATAGTCTATCTGGTTCTCTTCTTGACGGTACACATAGTCATCGTATTCATCATCATAGTTGTTATAACGATTTGATGAAGTAGTCGTACGGTGTACCATATATACTTTTGAATGCGCTTCTTTTTCGCGTTCTTCTCGTAAGCGCTCTTCTTTCAATCTTTTATATTCTTCGATTTTCTTTGTCTCTTCTACTCGTTTTGCAAAACTGGTATCAAATACACGCACTTGTGTAGGAATGGCTGTATCTCCTAAAGAGGGGAAGTTTGTTTCATTCATCTCAAGAGAATTCGGAGATTCTGGTTTTGGAGGAGGAGCAGGACCAGAAGGAGCAGGCACGGGGTTACGGTTTCGATTACGGTTCATGTTTTGAAAAGCAGAAGGAAAGGGGCGATTATTATTCATTATATATTCATATGTTTCTTATGTATTTAATCCGTTTTTCAAAAATGGAATAGGTTACAGGATAGGGAATATAATGTAATATGGTTATCGCAACAATTGTTCAACATACAGGTGTATTTAGTGAAGTTACCATTCCAGCCAAAACAAGTGATGTTCTAGAATGGTTACGCAAAAAGTATAAACAGCCTACTATGCAGTTTCAAGGGAAACTTATGAATGAAGAAACGATGTATTCGGTATTTGCAACTACTTCAGAAGATGAAGATGAACAAACGAATCAACATATTTTACCTCCGCCGTTTCAAGAGGACTCCTTTCAAGGAACAATCGTCATTATGAAATCCACATCGTCCAATATGGATGAATATGATAAACCGGCTTCGTCTTATACAGATTTGCGTTCATCCGAATACGATGAATACTATACATCCGTTTCGTTTGATCAAGAAGAACAAGAAGATCAACCTGTTCATGAAGAAGATGTTGATGAAGATGATGAGGATAATGAGGATATAAATTTAGGAGAAGATGATGAAGGTGATGAAACAAATGTAGATACAAGTGGACCTATCGTACATACCATACATGCATCAAATGTATTTGTAGATTATCCTTTACGAGATTTAGTAAAAAATATGTTTGATTCTGAGGAGCTTGAAAATGCAATACTAAATCGATGTATAAAAGATGCACAAAATTGGCTAGTTGATATTGATTGGGATAACAAGCCATTTCGTGAAATGTATCGTTCCCGTGCAATCGAACTTTATCCGTATCGTCACCTTATCGAACAAATGGGACCCGTAGGATTTGCCAATTCCAGTGTAATAGACCGAAATCCTGATGTATGGCTGAATATTATACAGAATGTTCTTGAAAAGGATAAAGCAAAATATTCTTACAAGGCAACAGCTAATATCGAAATGTTCTGCCGCTTATGTAAAAAGAAAAGTAAATGCGATTATTACCAAGTACAAACTCGTTCTGCAGATGAGCCTATGACAACTTTCGTGACCTGTTTGGAATGTGATACGAAATGGAAATATTAAGTATATACAATGGTAGCACTATTTGATGTCCTAGATCGGCATGGTGTAAGTTATGATAAAGAAGAAGCGAATAAACGATATGAACTACTGATTAAAGGATTGCGTCGTGACCCAACATTTGAATCTGAGTTGAAAGCATTTGGACAACAGTCGGGTGGAGCCGAAGATAAAGATGCTATCCCGATTCCTGTTCGTCCAAGTCACGACGACTTTTTGGGTCCCCAGATGCGTTGGGTAGTCGAGGCTATGGGTTCTCCGTACGCGCAGTCCGTAGTCCGTATTTTGTTTACTGTATTGTTCTTCGTGAGTTATTTAGAAAAATTACCTGTATTTGGCGGTATTCTTTCGGCTGTATTGGATGTTATGTTGGCTGGTGGGCGTATTCTGATTAAGACTGTACAAAAGGCCCTCCCTGCTTTATTTGGTATTATACCGTTACCGTTCATGAGTCTGGTCGGTATATCTTTGGCTGCTGTATTTGGTATGCTGTTGTGGCCAATTGTAGCTATTATTTCATTCAGTCGTCAGGAATTTACTACGGCTATTGAAGCCTTTATTCGTATTATTCCTCCTCCTTTAGGAGATGCTATAGCGGATGCCTTTTTGGATGCAAATCGCACTGTATATCGACTAAATGAAAAACGCAAAAAGATTGTTGGTGATATTACAGCTGGACTGCAGGCCATCGTAGATACCGGTAAATCTGTAGGAACTCAAGCTGTACAGGGAGCACAAACATTAATGAATCGTACACAGGAGGCTGCAAAGAATGCGCAAAATATAACACAGCAGGCTACAAGCGCCATCCGAGAGTCTCCTATAACCCAAAATCTTACCGAGCGAGCGAATCAGGCTCGTGAAATGGTATCTCCTCCTAAACCTGTAGGTGGTTACCGACTTTCAAGAAAACAACGTAACAAGAATAAATGGAAAACCCTACGGAAAATGCAGAAGAAATAAAAGAAACTTTACGACAATGGATTGCCGCAGATGACGAAATCCGAATATTGCAAGCTCAAATCAAATCTATTCGAGAACGAAAAAATATGTATGGAGCCAAGGTACTCGAGTTTATGCGTGGGCAACAGCTAGATAACTTTGTGATTGAAGGTGCCGGGGGAACGATAGCGCGTCAACAGCGAACTGTGCGCCCTCCCTTACGACGAAATGCGATTCGTACGCAACTGCTTTTGCAGTTTGCAGACCAGCCGCAACGAGTAGCTGAAGCCCTACGAGCTATTGAAGGCATTCAGGAAGGAGATGATATGTCTATAGGTGGAACGACTCGTGAGCTTTTAACGCGTCGGCTTCCGAAAACACAGCATCTTACATTAGGATAATGTACTGGGCCTTTCTTATCTTTCTTGTCGTACTTATACTCTATGTCCATCTATTCAATGCTATTACAAAACTTTACTTTCAATCAAACCAGACAATGACATGGGGAGATCTGTGGCGACGCTTTTTCCCTGCATTGAAGGTTACAATTGAAATTTAAAAAGGATAGCGTAGTTGATTTAAGTGGAATCCTTTTTATTTTACTCTTCTTCATTTTTGACTTTAATTGTAACTTTACCCTTAATAATCGTTTTGGGTTTCTTACTTAATTTTTCCCAATCTGCAATAGATGAAATTTTTTTTTCTCGAAAGAGTTGAACTAGACAATAGCGATGGTCAGTTCCACTACCGGGTTCATGATAACAAATAGGACATGGCATCTTATACTATCTATTTTTAGAGTATGAATAATTCCATTTTCAGTTAAGTCGAATAATGAATTGAGTATTTCTGTATTCGTGACTAAGATATACGCGTTTGTTCCTTTCATCTTCTAGAAATCGAAATAACCGTTGTTCTTTTCGCTGGGTATTTCCATGTGTTCGTGCTCCAAATTGTTCAAGTTGTTTGGTTAGAAATCTGTCATATGCAATTGTGTTTGCATTATAGTTTGTCATGGCAGGCATTGTTGTATTTATGTTACAACATTGGTAAGTAAATTCGTTTTTATAAGTGAAACCGTTTTTTGAAATCTTTTACGGAAGCATCGAAGGTTGGTTTGTTCCAAAGAATCCATCGGCTAAGGGCACCTGGAGTATCCGGTTTATTCCAATGTTCTCCCATTCCACTATGTCGATTCAAATACCGTGCTCTACGGGTCACATTTTTGTGTTTCGTAAAGTCACTGTAACCCTTTTGACCAAAGGGAACTACTTTCGTATGTCCATCGGGATATTCGAATACAGCGTCAAACTTCTTTTCTTTCTTATGTGATTTGCGAATAGTTTTCAAGCGCAAATGCTTTGTCATTAATATTCAAGTGGAAAAAATGGGCGTCAAACACGCACCACTTTTTCGTATACACTATCGCTAAATACTACCTATACACTACACCTATAC